TGTGTGGCTGACGCGACCACCGGGATCGCCGTGGTTGGCGGTGCATTGAAGGGATCGCCGATGTTGGTCAGGCTGTAGACGGCGTTGTCCGGCGTGTTCATCGCTTCGATGCGCATAAACCCGGCGACATCGACCAGCAGGATCATGCCGACGTAAGCGCCGGGAACGGGACTGGTCAGTCCCACGCCGAAAGCGAAAGACGGACCAACCGGCCGCTGCGCCCAACCGTTGGTCGTCGCGCGTGTTGGCAGCACCGTCGGATAGGGGATCGCGAGGCTGGGGTTGGGGTAAGTCCCTGCGAGCGCACCACCGGCCGCACCACTAGGCGGACTAGTCGGTCCCGGCGGACCCTGAATGCCCTGATCGCCCTGAATACCGGGAGGACCGGGCACCGTGCTGTCGGCACCCGGTGGACCGGGGATGCCCGGCGGGCCTTGCTGGCCGCCTCGGCCGGGGTTGGTCACCACCCACTGCGTGGTGTTGCCGTCGAAGTAGTAGATGAAAAAGAACCCGCTGGTCGCGTCGTACCAGAGGTCGTTGGGCACCGCGTCGCCCGGCGGATAAGCCGAGGCGGTAAGATAGGGGATCTTGCCGGTGATCGTGGTCGGCGTCGGCACCGCCACCACCATAGGCGCTTGGTGCACGACCGTGCCGGCCGGCGGGATCTGCACCCACACGCCCGCACCCGTCGAACCGACCGTCCACATGAAGTGACGACCGGTCGACGTGTCGAACCATTTGTCGCCCGCAACGGGCGACAGTGGCGGCGTCGGGTTGACGAACTCAGACATCGCGCCCCCCGTTAAGAGGAAGTTGACCGCTTGACATTATGTCAAGCGGTCTAACTCCGGGGGTTAGTCGCCCACTGCCGGGGTGACAATCGCCTGCGAGATCGCAATCGGATCGACCACCTTGTAGCCGTAGACCTGCAAGCCGCGCAGGATCTGGCCGAAGGTGAACTCAGAACGCAGCGTCTCGACCTTGGAGACTTGGCTGGCGAAGGTGAGGCCGTGCGCGTGGCCTGCGTAGAACACCCACTCGCCCGCTGCCAGCACCGGAGGACCGGTCACTGGACCCTTGGGCAGAAGGTTGGACACGTAGATGGTGAAGCGGTCGACTTGACCGAGCCGGCCGTTGCGCAGCATCGAGACGCTGTCGCCCGACAGATACGCCTGCCGCAATTCGGACTGCTTGATCTTGGTCGATGCCCACGACGGGATGACGCACCAGCGTCCCTCCTCGGGGACGTTCTGCTCGTCGAGCGCCTGTCCCATGCGCAGCAGCATGTCGAGGATCGACACCGAGGAAGCCGGGGTGCCGGTGGTGCGGGAAATGGCAACCGGGGTACCGGTGATACCGAGGTTGAGGCTGGCGGAAATCTTGCCGGCGGTCGCGCCCCGGTTGGCCGCGTCGGCTCCGCCCAGCAGACCGAGCAGGACGTCAGCGTCGATCTTGATCTTCATCTGCTGAGCGGCGTCGTCGCTCCACATGCCGAGCAGGTTGAGATCGGACTGCGTCTCCATAACGTCGTCGAGGATGGTGGCGAAGTATTTGCCCTTGTTGATCAGCAGGTCGACGATGTTGGAGCTCGGGCGCTCCACCACGATGCCGCCGTCGGCCAGATAGTCATTGATGGTGATGGTGGGCTTGGTGCGGATATGCACCGTGTCGCCCTGATTTTTGATCTCGCCTTCGTAGGCGGTGTTGGAGATCGCAGCCAGCACGGTCGAGGCGTAAAACTTCTCGATCAGCTTGCCTGACCAGATCTCTGGGATGACGGTATGCGAGTAAGCGGGAGCGGGGGTAAGCGAACCGGTGGGGAAAATCGGCGGGACGGTGCCCGAACCAGCGAGAGGATAAACGGCCATGGCAGGCTCCTGCGGCAACCGCCGGAGCCTGTTGACCTATACGTCAACTGCCGCCGAGCTGGGTCGCCGTGCGAGGGTTAATCTGGATGCGTCCTTCGCGCTGGGCCGCCATGAGATCGGCCTCGGTCGCGATGCGCTCTGCATCCCGTCCACGGAATTTGCCGGCAGCGATGTCCATGTAAAATTGCGAAATGCCGGCAGCCGTCCAAACGGGTTTGCCTGCGGGTGGCATTGCAGCCGCTCGGGCCCTGCCGGGAGCCGCCAGCGACTCGAGGGTCACGCGAGGGGCGGGTTGTTGCGCGGTAGGAGCAGCCGAACCGTTAGGTTGCGGGTGTCCCCCGTACGCAGCTCCCATTGCCTGCTGGCGGGCCTCGGCCGCTGCCGGGTCAGTGGCAGCCTCCTCTGCAAGGAACCCCTGAAAGAAGGCTGCGACACGGTTGCTATCGCCTGCGTACCACGCCCTCTGGAGCATCTCTTGCCGGTTAAGGCCGGAATATATGTCGTTGCGTTTGGTCCACGCAATGAAATTCGCATCCTTGTTGAGTTCGTTCCACCCCGGCACGGCGTTGTCCATGTTGCCGTGCATGCGCTGCAGGAACTGCCGACTGGTTTCTTTTTCTGTCGTCTCGACACGCGCCTGCACCTGTCCCATCGATGTCGCCAGCGGCGTCAGCAGCGGCATCACCGCCTCCTGCGCCGCGCGCTTGATGACGTCGATCAGGTCCGCGCCGTAATCCTCGACCTCCTTGGCGGTGACCAGCTTGGGCATCTCGCCCGCGCCGGGCAGCGGCGGTTGCTTGAGCTGATTGTTCTCCTGCGAGAGGTCGCGCATGCGCTGGTCGTACTGCTGCTGCGTCTCGCCCCAGCGCCGGCTGTCGGCATCGTAGCGGCCCTTGAGCGCCTTAAAGCGGTTCTCCCAGTTGGGCGTGCCGTCGGCGTTGACATCCGGCAACTCGGCGGGCGGTTCCTGCGTGATCGCTGGCGGCTCACCGTTGGGCGCGGGGGTCTGCTCAGGCGACGGCGCATTCTGCCCGTTAGGATACATGCGCTGGTGCGCCTCCATCGCCAGCCGGCTCGATGCCATGACGCTGGGCGGCAGCTTGACGTTGGGATCGACCCCGTCAGGTGGCGACGGCGTGCTAACCAGCGGGGTTGGGTCGGGCATTGGCGTCTCTCCGGGTGTAGGTCTCGCGCAGCTCGGTGCACTCGTTCAGGTGTTTCCTGAGCTGCTGGACAGTTTTGATTTTACCCTGCGCGCGGAACATCTCGTGCGGCACGTCGCTGGCCAGAATTTCAGCGATGGCCTGCACCTCGTAGGCGCGCATGGCATCGCACAACGCTTGATAAAACGACGGCGCAGCCGCCTTGAGCTGGGCCGCCGCCATGACGATCTCGGACAAAGGGTTGGTAGCCATTCATTTCGGTAGCACCGAAGCCCCCATTGAAGCCATGTCGATGATGCTCTGGTAAGTCATCGGCGCGTTCGCCCCACTGGACGCGAGCTTGGCGTAGTTCTGATACGACCGCTGCGCCGGGTTGCCCTTGGTCAGCTGGTTCACCGCCGCGCGATTAGGCAGCTGCACGTCGCCTTGACTTAATGTCAAACGGTCAGTCAGCGGATTAAGTTTGGGCGGGCCGTAATTGGGTGCCGGTTTCATTAAAACTTCGGAGGTTTGATGGTCGGGATCTTGGCGATCTTGGGCAGGCTCGGTCCGAGCTTGCCGCCGCGCGCCAGCGCCGGGATGCCTTTCAACTTACCCGGTGGCTGAGCGATGTTGGAACCCATGTCGAGTGCCGGCTTACCCGGTTTCACCGTGCCGAAACCGCCCGGTCGCTCAGCGGCGACGACCGGACGTTTCATCGGTGGCAGTCCCGATTTGTTAAGCGCCATGGCTTAACCCGGCGTGGTGTAGCCGCCGCGCGCCGGCAACGAGCCGCGATTGCCGAACATCGGCGTTTTACCGCCCTCGGCAAACTGGTTGTTGCTCGACTTTTTCTGCGCCGACTGACCGGGCACCTGCGTGCCGGCATGGTCCTTGTTGGTCGCCGCGTCACTGAACCCGGCAACGCCGGGCGGTCCTGCCTGCGCGTCCTGACTGGAACCGATGGCGCTCGACCCCTCCTGCGAACTCTTGCCCGGCGTCTGCGTGCCGGTGCCTTGCGGGCTGTGCATCGGCGTAGTGCCACCCTTCAGGAAGGGAGCGCGGTCGCCACCATCTGCGTCGCCATTCTCTCGTGCCATGATGTTCTCCTTTGGTTACTGCCCACGGGGTCGTTGCAGGAACGTCGCGGCGCGCGGTGCCTGCGCCTTGGTGCTGTCGTCGCCCGGGGCCGGCGTCTGCTGCGGTGTCGGTGCAGCGAGGTTAGCCGTATTGCCGGGCGGTGGAGGCCGTCCCGGGCCCGCTGAAGGGCCACCGCCGCCCGGGCCACCCGGAGGTACCGGCGGACCTTGCGCGTGTCCAGCGGCCCCCGCAGCCGCAGCGTTGGCCTGTGCCTGCGCCTGCTGCTGCTGGATCTCGTCGTCGGTCGGCACGATCTCCTCGCCGGGCAGGCCGATGGTGGTGCTGACTGAGCGGAGCACAGCGGCGCGTCCCTTCGGTCCCATGATCGCCATGTCGATGGGGTTGCCGGTGAGCTGCAGGAACTCGAGCTGGCGCGCCCTCATCGTTTCCCGCTGCATTGCAACAACGACGCCCTTGGGCGTCACGGTCTCGGTGCCCTGCAGCAGACCCGACGTGTCGGTCAGCAGGACGAGGTCCATGAGGTTGGTCAGCGCGGGGTACATCATGTCGCGATCAATGTTAGCGCAAACCGTCTGGAGAATTTTCGACGCGTTGCCCATGAGCATCGCAAGACCCGACGCCGTGCGACCAGCACCTCCACCCGGCGAGTTACCCGAAAGGTACTTAGGGATCGCCGAGACGTCGTCGCTAAGATCGTAGATCGCTTTGAAGACACCTAAAAGTTCGTTGGCGTTAGACTGCGGCTGGAAAAAGTCGACCGGTTTCTCGGTGCTGCTGGCAAGCAGTGGATTGTTAACGTGCCAGCGTTTCCATGGGTAGAGGTCCTCGCCTGTTTCCAGACCTGCGAGACGATCATCATTGACCACAACCTGTGGACCCGACGAGATGCTGAGGTTGTTGACGAGTGAGCGGAGGGACGCATTGCAAACCTCCTGCAGATCAGAAATCTGATCAGGGATGGCGTTGCCGACCGGTGTGCCCGGCACCTTCTCCCAAGACGAGATGTAATACTTGTGGCGGCGGCGCGGTGAGACGCCGAGCTGGACCTTGATCAGGTAGGGCCCGATCATCCACGCCTCGACGGCGTAGTCGCGGATCGGATCGGGAATGTCGTTGGTGGTGAAGCCGTAATCGATCAACATCCTGCCCTGCACGTTACCGGTGAACTGCAGGCAGGAGATCATATGCGACTGGTTAAACCACGGATCCTCGCGACTTTCCAACATGGCACGCGGCGACTCGGCCATGTCCCACTGGTCGCTGAGCCCACCACGGCCGTAATTATCGAGCACAGCGCGGATGGCTGCTACATCATAGCCTTCGACGTCGAGAAGGTCATTGAGATCCGTTCGCGTAAGCCGTGTCCGCTCCACGATGGACGCGTCCTCGATGTCAGATGCGCCCGGCGTCCAATAAACATCGAATGGCGAGATCCGCTCCCACCACAACTTTGGCTTTCGCCGCATGACGGGACGCCCGGTCGACCAATCGACCTCGAACACCATGCGGACAGTTGGACCTTTGAGGACCGCATACGGGAATAGCGGGATGTCGACGAGGATGTCGGCCAGTGCGCCGTAGTAATTTCCCTCGGTCAGGATTTCGTCGAGCTTGTCCTCGGCCAGCAGGGTCTGATCCTCGGCCATTTTCTTAGCCGCCGTGCGGGCTTGAGCCATCATGCCCCACAGCCGCTCGCGGATCTGATCAGGCGTGATCGGCATGCCGATCTGCTGGGCCTGCTGCAGCTCGCTCTGGATCAGCGACTGGATGGCCTGCTGGATCGACCCCGGCACCGGGGGGTCAGCCTCGGGATCGAGCCCCCATGCCCGGTCGGCCCCGAGGTAAACATCACGCAGCAGTGACGAGGCCCCTCGACACTTGGCTGCGATCAGACGCGCGTAAACCTCGGAGCCGCCGAACTTCCTGATCTCTTGGAGTTTCTGTGGGTCATAGACGCCGTTGAAGGCGCGCATCGCTGATAGCAGCCGCTCGGACCAGCCAGCCACCGTGTCGCGATGGCGGCGCATGATGTCCCATTGCGAACGGATGAAGCCTACAAGCCCCTGATAGGGGTGCGCAGCCGCGAGGTTCTGCGCGTCCTGCTGAAGCTGGTCCTGCTCCTGCTGCTGCTGATCGAGCTCGGCGTTGGAGACCACCCGCAACGATGTCGGGTAGCGCTGTGCCATCGGCACAGAGGTCGGCGCAGGTGCTGCCACGAACGGGTCGGCCATGGTCCCCCGCGAGAACTTACCAATAGATACTGGGTATAGTAGCCTTACTGAAACAATCCTACAAGGAGCGCCAGATGACCCTGATGGTCGGTCAACGCGAGCTCACCGAACTCGACATGGCCCGTATCGCCCGCGAGATCGCGCGCGAGATCCAGCCGCTCGAAATCCTGCTGCAACGCGCCGGCATCGACAGCGACGCCTACGACCGGATCAAGGAACACCCGATCTTCCAGACCCATCTGCTCGAGGAAGCACAGATCTGGTCGGCCAGCACCAAGCAGAATTTGCGCGAGCGCGTGTCGGTCAAGGCAGCGTCGATGATCGAGGAGCTGCTGTTGGACACCGTCGACATCATTCGCGACGCGGACATACCGGGTGCCGCGCGCGTACAAGCCCTGCAATTCCTTGCCAAGCTAGGTCATCTTGGTGAGGGTCCATTGACCAAGGACGACGGCAGCGGGCGGGTGCAGATCAACATCATGCTGGGCGGTCATAAGTTATCGTTTGACAAGGAGTCGAGCGAGCCCAAGACCATCGAAGGTGAGGCGATCCTAACCCCGGGAGTTACTGAGACATGAGATCATGAAGTCATGATTGAAATCACTTTTACGCCGCCCCCCACGGGGTCGCAGTTCATGATGTCAAACGCGTTCTACCGGTTCATTCTGGGACCGCTCGGCTCGGGCAAGACGACGACCGTCCTGTTCGAGCTGGTGCGCCGGGCGTGCGAGCAGCGACCGGGGTTGGATGGCGTGCGGCACACCCGCTTTGCGCTCCTGCGCCAGACGTTAAGTCAGTTAAAAAACACCGTCCTGAAAGATATCATCCAGTGGTTCGGTCCGATTGCCGACTGGCGGGTATCGGAGAGCACGGTGTGGTTTCGTTTCGGCGACGTGGTGTCGGAGTGGATCCTCCTGCCGCTGGAAACGCCGGAGGATCAGAAGCGCATCCTGTCGATGAACCTGACCGGCGCGTTCGTGTCGGAAGCCATCGAAATCGATTTCGACCTGATGGTCGCCATCGCTGGCCGCTGCGGCCGCTTCCCGTCGGCCATCGACGGCGGGGCCTCGTGGTACGGCGTGGTGCTTGATAGCAACATGCCGACCGACGGCACGACGTGGCAGCAGACGGTGGCGACACCGCCGCCGCAATGGCAGGTGTTCGTCCAGCCCGGCGGACTTTCGCCCGATGCGGAAAATCTCAACTGGCTGCTGCAGACGCCGGAGACGCTAAAGTTTCCGATTGATCATCCGGCACGGCTGGCGAAGGGACGCGAGTATTACGCGAGATTGTCGACGTCGACCAATCCAGCGTGGGTGAAAAGGTATGTGATGGCGGAGTTCGGCCCGGACCCTTCGGGGGCGGCCGTCTACGCCGGGATGTTCTTCACTAGCTTCCATTGCCGTGACGAACTTTTGGTCATCCCCGGCGCGCCGCTTCTCATCGGTCTGGATCTTGGACGGGATCCATGGGCCCTACTCGGTCAAATTGACTCGATGTCTCGGTTGCTGGTGCATGAAGAAATTGCCGCCGACGACATCGGCCTGAAACTGCAGCTGCCCCGGATCCGCCAAGTGGTCAGCGGTCGACGGTATGTGGGCTGCCCAGTATGTATTATCTTTGACCCGGCCGGCATGGCTAAAAGCAACCACGATGAGTTCACGTCTTATGATGTCATCAGCAGCTTTGGGTTCATGTGCATGGCTGCTCCCAGCAATCGCTTGGCACCTCGCCTGAACTCGGTCGAGCGCTTTTTAACCGAGAGTCGCGGCGGCACGGCAGCGATGTTGGTGGATCGCGGCAAGTGTCCAACGCTCGTCACTGCGTTAAACGGCGGTTACCGTTTCAAGTACAACCAGCTCAACGAAGCTCAGCCGGCCCCCGAGAAGAACCGCTACTCGCACATCGGCGACGCCCACCAGTATCTCTGCATGGGGGCGTCGGGCGGGACAGCGGTCGCCATTGCTAAAAAGGTTACGCGGGCGAGGATGATGGAAGGACGGGTGCGCAAGGTGCCCGCGTCCGCAGCCGGCTGGACTTGAACCAGCAACCTCCAGCAAAGCTGGCGCGTCTTGCCCGCCCCTCAAGCTACAAGGCGTTAAAGGGGCGTCACCTTGATGCTACGGCCGCGTCGACGACGCACGACCGTGATTATGATGTCGAGACAAAGCGCCAGCAAGAGCAGGCTGAAACAGGCGAGCACGGTCAGGAAGTCAGCGGTGAAGTGCATCACGCTGCGCAGCTTGTTGTTCTTTCTGGACATGGAGTAGCGCCAGCTCGGCCTCCGTCAGCACCATCATCGCCTCGCTGAAAAGCTTTCCTCTACCCTTTTCCCGCGCAAAGTTCACAGCAGCTTGGGCCATGCGCGCGTGCTTCTCGAGCGCCGAGAGCACGAGCGCGTAGTTCATACCAGTGTGATCCTACAAAGTAGAGTCTGCATCTGCGGGATCACACGGTAAGATTGACCTTGCTGAGCACACCGGCCGCCACCGTGGCGGTGCCGGGCGAGCCCGCCTGATTGGCATCCGCGAGATTGTGGACGACCACGGCAGCCGCGTTGGCCACCATGGTCGTGGTCGAACCCAATTGAGCGCCGGTGAGCACGCCGCCCGCCACGGTGGCGGGCGCGTTGACCGTCTTGCTGCCGTCCTTGACCGGGATGGCATCACCGGAACTGACGATCACCTGATTGGCCGGCAGCGGCGGGGCAGGCATTGGGTCGCCAGCCGCCAGTGGAGCCATCAGGGCCTGCAAGTCGGCGCGGGTGCGCGACATGATGTAGGTCACGTAGTCGGCAAGCGCCAACGGCTGCAAGGTGGCGAACAGCTCGGTGGTCTCTTGGGCCGGCGTCGTCATGGTTTCAGCGCAGCGGCTGGAACTGCGCCGGGTAGGTCTGGCCGACCGGCGGGTCGGCGACCGGTGCAGTTTGCGACAGCGTCACCGAAGCGGTGCGGAAACCCGACATGGCGTCCTCGCGTCGGGCGGCCAGCACATCCTCGGTGGGCGGCTCGGGTGCCGGCCAGTCGGCGTCGATCTTCTCGTTCATGGCGACCTGCAGGCTGGCCGGGGTGCGCGCCAGCACGTAGGCGCGCGCACTCTCGGTGGCCGCCGGCTTGAGTTCGTCGTAGAGCATGTCGACCTGCTCCTGCTCGGCCGGGGTGAGCGGGACGGCCTGCACGGCGGGAACGGCGGGGACCGGGTTGGCAGCGACGGGATAGCCGGGCGCGGGGTCTGTCATGGCACTCTCCTGTTCGTGCGGAACAGAGAGCATTTCATAGTCGAACGGCCAGATCAATCGGCCGTCGCTCGGAACCTCGGCCGCATCGAGCAGGTCACGGGCGCGCAGCAGGAGAGCGAGGGTTTCGTCGCGCGTAGGGGGGCTGGGGGCGGTCATGGCAGCAGCTCGTAACGCCAGTGTTTCTTCTCGACATAATCGATGACCTGCTGGGCGGTCCAGCCGATCATGTAGTCGAGGATGCGGGCACGCCGGCCGACCCGACCGCAGGTGATGACGACACCGGCAACGAAGTGGGGGGCGGTGATGCGGATCATCCCAGCACCGGGCGCTGGATGACGCGCGCATTTACGCGCGTCATCGGTTTTCCTCGCGCCACTTCACCATGGCGTCGGCGCACTGCAACGCCTCGGTGACCTGCGCGCGATCCTCGGGCGGACGCATGCCGTTGTCGATGGCAGTCGAACGCTGGTAGGCCCACGCGCGGACCAGCGCAGGCGCGGTCTGGTCGCGGGCCAGCAGGACGAACATCGGCTCATCGGGCTCGGCAGCCTGATAGCAGTCGAACTCGGCGGGTAAAAGTTTAGTTCCCATTGTATGGCTCCTATTTGGGTTCGAGATCGAGCGAAAGCGACACGCTTCGGCGTATCGCTATCTCGGCTCCAAGTCGAGAGCAGCCTTGACTGGCCAGCCGCGCTGCACCCGGCGATAGCAGGTCTGATAGTTGGTCTTGCACTTGGCTTCCAGCATCGCCTCGACCAACGACATGCGCTTGCCGTTGAGCGTCACCAGCGGGATGGCAGAGCGGGGGCTGCCGAACAGCTTGTAACCGTCGCGCACCATTTTGGCCTGCAGGCGTTCGACCGTCTTGTTGGCCTTGCGCGGCTCCAAGCCGACGCTGGTCGCCAGCAAGGCGAAGTCCCTGATGTCGCCCTCGGGCAGGTCGCGCAGATGGGCGCGCTCGACGGTGTCGCGGTGGCGGATAGCGGAAGCCAAGACAGCCGCGCGACCGCGTGCGTTCGAGGTGTAGCTGACGAACGCCATCTTGCGACGACGATGCAGCAGGAGCAGCACCGCAGGCTTTATCGGCATCGGCGTGGGATCCATCTTGAGCTGGGTATCGTATGCCATTTACAAACATCTCCATATGCCACGTGAAGCAGATAAGTACCTCTTGACATAATGTCAATGGCGCTTTTTCGCGGGTGGGAGAAGCTTAACCCCGGCGGTTAGCGATGTCAAGAGGAAAGAACCGAAAAAACACGTACCCAGATTTGTGAAGCCCCTAAGCCGACACTACCCCACCCCGGCCGTGTCCATCTCCGGGGTGGCGGCTCGCCGTTGACATCAAGTCAATACTTTTGATTACACTTGACGTAGGGTAGGGAGCGCCGCTCCCATTGACATCAAGTCAATAACATGTGGAGACGAAAATGTTGGATATCAGCAAGTACGACGCCAAAAGCCTGAAATCAGAGGCGGCCATCATCAAGGCAGCGGCCGAGATCGGCACGGGCAATCTTACGGACCTGTCCGTATTCGAGCGGTTCGCCGCTTTCATGTTCGCCGTTGGCGTTGCCCATCGGCAGAACAAGGTGAACGGCGACATTGATACGGCGAAGATTTTCGACGCGTTCAATACGCCTTTCCGGTCGGGCGAAGGCAGCATGCGCAAGGAGCTTTCCGAAAATTCGGTTAAGACTTGGGCATCCGCTTTCGGTGCGTTCGCAGACGCGGGGCGGTTCGCTGCCTACGATATGAGCGACATCGTCGAGAAGGCGACCAAGTTGGACAAGCAGTCCTATACCGTTCGCGGGGCCAAGGTCCGCAAGGTGATGGACAAGCATCCGACCACGAAGCCGAACGACGTCGAGCTTGACGCCATCCTCAATCCGGTTTCCAAGGCAGACGAGAACCCTGCCTTGACGCTAGCCAAGCGGTGGCTTTCGACAACGTCGGACGAACGCGTCGCCAAGTCGGACAAGGTGGCGCTCGAAGCCATCAAGGCGAAGCCGCGCCAGCGTATCGCAATGCTCGCCGTTGTTCAGGCGTGCGAGGCGTTCGTCAAGGCGTGCGAAGTCGCCGACGGCGAGACCGGCCTGTCTGCGGCCGACGAGATGGCGCAGCTTAAGGCGCAGCTCGAAGGCAGCGCCCAGTCTCAGAGCGTGAACTGAAAACTTACCGCGAACCCGCGACCCGCAAGGGTCGCGGGTTTTCGCACGTCCGGGGTCCGCGCCGCGCGGCACATGTGCCGTGTAATGCGCGTCAAGGGCACGGCAGGCGCGGGCTGCGCGGCGCGATGTTAACTCCGGGAGTTACCACTTAACACAATGTCAAGTGGAAAGTTTCTACTTGACATGGTAAGTAGGAATTTGTTTAATAGTAAGTTTCTACTTGACATGGTAAGTAGGAATTTGTTTAATAGTAAGTTTCTACTTGACATGGTTAGGGCCAGCAAGGGCGGCAGATAAGCCAAACTTTCCATTGTATCCTTATCATCCTCCTTATCATCATGATAAGGAAAACTGTGTGTTCCGATATATGATTGTGTCTAATAGTCTCATATTATCCGGCACTTACGGGATAGCTTGGGTTAATGGGAAGTTCCTCCGGAACTTACCAATGTAATGATAAGGAAGATAAGGAGGATAAACGACGTATACAGCCGACATGTGATCTCACGGGGAGTTTAAGTAACTAATAGTAGTCACTTAAACTCCCCGTTGAAGAATAGTTGGGGCTATGTGCACCAAAACCCTCCTTATCATCCTTATCATCCCCTAACCCGTTGATATTAAAGGGTTCATGATAAGCGATTTTTCTATTTAACATGAGCTGCTCATCACTTGGCCGCTCGCTTATCATCAAATGAAAACTATTTGCCGACCGCATGTGCCGTGTAAATCGTGCCGGTCAGGGGCAATCGAGCTTGCCGCACAACACGAATGTACATTAGAAACATTCTAATGTACGTTTTCCACTTGACATCATTAACCCCCGGAGTTATGATTTGACATCGTGTCAATGCTTTCAAACCACGAAAGGACACCGAATGGCCGAACCTGAGCGCATTGTGCTGGCGGTTACGATGCATGACGAAAAGTTTTTTGCGCGCGTGCGGCCGCTGCCTGAAGCCTTGGAGGGCATCAACGACGCAGTTGGTTACAGCGCTTTGATCATGGGTTTGGTGTATGCTGTTGCCAACCGCTGCGCCGTGCCCATCGACGACATATGGGAATTTCTTATTGAACATCGTCATGATCCACCACCGTTTGGCGAGGAATAATGACGAAACAACCATCCATCACGTGCCCACAATGTGGGCGCACCAGCTACCACCCGCAGGACATCCGGTTTATGTACTGCGGTAATTGTCATCAGTTCCACGACACCATGAAACAGGAGGCTTCAATGACGTTCACACCATCGGCCTATGCCGACAAGTACGACGGTAAGTTCTGGGTCTTCATCACCACGCCGTCCGGTGTCGTCGCGCGACTGGTCAGCGCCTATCTCACCCGCGAGGGTGCCGAGGCGGCCATCGTGCGCTATGGCCTGAAGCGCATCGATCCGCCTAAGGCACCGCCCGTCGCCACGATCAATCGCAGCAACACCACACCACGGTGACCCATGAGCAAGCATGACGAAGATCTATTAGTCACGCGCAATCGCCAGCTCGTGCAGGCACTGCGGGCTGTTCTCGAAGTCATCGAGGCCATCCCCGAAGACCTCCGTATCCAAGCCGAACTCTATTCGGTGCCGGCCTTCAACATCGCCTACATTCTGATCGAGCAGGAAAGGAGTTGACATCATGTCAAAGGTCATTCCCTTCCCAGCTTTTCCCAGTGCGTTCTTGGCACCGCACGGCGACCGTACCTGCGTCTGGGCGCAATCACCATCGGGCCACTTCATGCTGCTTGCCGGCTCGTGGATGTTCGCCGAGACGGCGCGCCTGTTCGTCACCAACCGGGGTTACAAGTTGATCGACAGCGATCAGGGTCTGCTGCTGGTCGAGCAGCAGATGCATGGTCGGATGTTTCCCGACGATGCCGATAGGGTGCATTGATGGCCGAGTTGCTGGCCAGTCCCGAGGTCAGGCAGTTCCTGATCTTCGTGCTGGTCTGCTGCGTCGCGGTCGCCGTGCTGCGCTTCGTGCGTAACAAATGATCCGTGTAAATCGTGAAACGCCTGCACCTCATCTCCGTGGGAGGCGGGCGTTAACTTGGCCGCCGACGGCACAACTCCCCCGTCGTCGTCGGCGGTCCTTTTTATTCTAATGAGCCCCGGTGCATAGGAGTGTCCCAGTTCCCTCGGTGACACTCGCACCCGAACACCGGGGATCTACCGGCTGCTGGTCTGGGAGCGTCACGGCAGCCGGGTTCCCTTGCCTGCTCGCAGTTGTCTTTGCGGGCTCTGCGGGCAGGCAGGGGTTTCTCTCCTGACATTATGTCAAGGAGGAAATTATGAGTATCAGCGGGCTGATTGCCCTTTCAATGATCTGCGGCACCATCATTGCCGTGGTCGCCATCCGAACGCTGTTCGGACACAACAAGAAGGATAAGTAAAGTGAGAACTTCCTTGGTCACTACCATTATCGCCGGCTCATTGCTGGCATCGTGCGAGCCATCGCTCGCCGCTTCTAGTTCCGACCCCGCCAGTGCGGGTGCGGGTTTACTGCTGATCGGCATCTGCCTTCTGATCTACTTCATCCCGACCATCATCGCGATGTCTCGCGGCAAGGCGACCGGAACCGGTGGCGTGTTCTTCGTCAATCTGTTTTTCGGCTGGACGCTTGTCGGCTGGCTTGGCTCGTTCATTTGGGCATGCACCGGCGAGACCAACGAACAGATCGCCAAGCGTGATCGTCAACACCGCGAACTCCTCGAAGTCGTCGCGGCAAAATCCAACAAGTAAAGGAGAAATAAAGTGAGAACTTCCTTAGTCACTATCGTTATCCTGCTGTCGTCATACGAGCTATCGCTCGCTCAACAGAACGACTTCACCAAGCCCGGTCACTACCTCGGCAACCCGCCGTGCACGCAGGTCGACTGCTCGACACCACAGCGCGCACCGTCGGTGATCGCTTCCGGCGACGGCTGCTACACCGTCGACGTCGGCAAGTACGGCATTCCGGTTGAGCACTGCCCGACCGACACCAGTCCGCCGAAAATGGATGACACCGACGATGACAATCGTCGCTACCGTTGAAAGGAGGTGATGCCAATGGCCATCGACGTGCGCTCCCACTCCCCCGTAGTGGCGCACGTCGATGTGCCGTGTATTGCTTTTGACGCCATGGACTTTGCACCACTCCATCTGACATCATGTCAAGTAAACAGGAGAGCTGAATGACCGACAATACACCAACTGCGTCCAACATCGACGCTGCCAAAGCGGCAGCGTTTGCTGAACTGCGCGAGATCGGCCGCTCCGAGGGCAAAGGCAAGACGGCACGCCTGCGCGCCGCCGAGCTGATCGCCCGCAAAGCCAAGGAGGGCCTGTTCGACGAGGACGACAACAAACGGGCATGGTCCGAGATCATCGAGGGTGCCGGCGAGGAGCTTTTAGACGTCGGCGGCAACGACATCAGGGAAACCCAGCAATTCAAGCAGCGTGCCTCCGACATCAAGCATTTCATCATCCTCGGCCGTAATCCCAACTACGACGGACCTGCCGTGCTGCATCGCGCCGTCGAGCGCATGAAGCACCTGCGCTCGAACGGCACCGTCAAGTCAGGCCGCATCTGGGAGCTGCTGCTCGGCTTTGCCCGTGCCCAGAACAACAAGCCCAAGCATGCCCTTGCCGACAAGGACATCGACGGCACCATGGCCGACCACTCGACCAAGGTTAAGAAGAAAGACCTTGCCGAGAAGTTCTGGGCAGAGCGCGAGCGCATCCTCAAACTCAACGAAGGCTACGACTACCCCGAGATCTACAAGTGCTGCGACATCCTCGAGAAAATGGTCAAGGAACTCGGCGGCACCAAGAAGCAGAAGGCCGAGGCCAAAGATAAGGCCAAACAGGCCAAGGCTGACAACAAGAAAGAGAAACTCGCCAAGGTCAAGATCACGCCTCCGATTGCTAACTCCGGAGGTTAATCAACCGAGTACCCGGGCGGCACCCGTGCGTAGCGACAGAGTAGAGTATGCCCCTGCTGCTACGCACGCGCTGCCCGGCGCTCGACAAGGAGGCGCAAAACCAGCCATGAAAAGAACCCATCGTGTTGTCGTCGACTTCATCGACGACGGCCTGATCGAGATCACTGTAGCGAGCCAGCCCCACAACATTACCGTGGTCGGCCTGCCGACGCTCGCCGTCAGTCACGAGATCTGGCTGCTCTCGCTGATCCTGCGAGCCCTGCAGCCGCAAGCGCCCGTCCTCAAGGCCAAGGCGCAGCGCAGCAAACGACCACCGCTTGTGCCGTTGCCCGACTATGCCGACGGCAAGGCGGTGCAGCGCATCCGCCTCAACGGGCGGGCTAAACCAACCTCATGAAGGAGAAAGTCATGAACACACGCAAAGTAAACCTCGATCCCCTGCTCGACATACTGCGCACGATCAAGCCCACAGCCGTCGCCTGCTCGCCCGAAGTGCGCGATTGGTGGAACACCAAGGCGCTGCCAACGCTGCGCTCGCAAGCCTTGTCCGAGCTGCACCGCAACGACGAGTTCGCGCCCCGCATCGTTGGCTTTATGAAGGGCGGCGACATGGGCGTCGTCGACGTATCCAAGGCGACCGGCGGCAACTGGGGCAGCACCCAGAGCAAGGATGCCACGGCGTTCATCCACAAGATCGCTGCCTTGGTGCCCGGCACCTACGCTTCGGTGTTCTGCTCCGAGGCGTGGGCGCTGCGCACTAAAAACAAGGGCGTGCTTGATCGCAACGTCGAGAAGTATCCCAACCTCGGCGACCACCCCGACCGCGACGAGGTGATGATGTTCCAGATGCTGCACTACGACCGCGAGACCAACACCATGATGCAGCAGTCGACCATGATCGAGATCCTAAAAGTGCTGGGTGCCAACCGCTCACGCGAGACGTGGCGGCACACCAAGCTGAGCGACGATGTGCAGACGACCGACCCCATCGACGGATCGATGACGGGCCGCTTCGTCTTCGGTGATCCGGAGAACCCCGAGGAGAATTGACATCATGTCAGAACCAACATGGGCACTGATCGTGCTGATGACCGGGCTGCTGCCGCCGCAAGGCTTCATCCAGTACGGCTTCGAGACCGAGATGCTGTGCCAGCTCGAGGCCGCGCACTACTGCAGTCGCGGCGAGAAGCAGTTCCGTTGCAAGTGCGAGCCCAACCTCAAACCCCCCGGCATGTCTTTCAGGAGGAATGACCAATGAACCTGCGTGCCCAACCCCTACCGCTGATCGCCAACAAGGATTGCGACGTCGACGTCTGGGTACTCTACGACGGCGTCGCCCTCACCGTGAGCGACAAGGACGGCCATATCTCTGCCGGGATCTGGCTGACCCGTGACCAGTGGGACAGCATCGTCTCGGCGATGCGACCCCGCCTGCCGGTTTTTTGAGCCCTGTAATGAGATGGATCGTCATGAGCTATCACATCTTCCGGGGCTTCGGACACTCCAAGTGGGCTTCCTTCTGGAATGCTGTGCTTCAGGCCGAGGCCCATCCACCCAAGAATAGGTCATAAGCCATGATGAACGAAGAACTCTATGGCGCACTGCTGCACGACGTCGCTGTCTTCTACGGCGTCGGCGTGTCGTTCTGGGTGGGCTGCTTGCTGCTCTTTCAATACTACCAATGCACGAGGGATCCATGACCGAAGAACCACCAAAGGATGAATGGGAAATCAGCAAAGGCTTGGCGCTGCGCATCACCATGGACTTCTTCAAGTTGTGTGAGTTGCGTAACGCCATCGCCGACGTACCGGCGATGGCGCAGGTGTTGATCCGCGCCAATCTCAGTCACGATGATTTCGAAGTCATCGTCCACGCCATGGAGCTGCAACACACCATCATCGCGGCGCGCCTGCGCCTCAATGTCGAAGCCTATCGGGTGTTCATCGAATGAGGGGAGAAGACATGCCATTCAACAAAATCCTGTTGTCGGTTCGCCGCTGGTTGCAGCACCTCACGGGCTACGACCAGCCGATGTATATGATCGTTAAAGGGGAAACTCTTAACGACATTGCGCACATGCCGATGTATCTCGAATGCGAGCTCGACATGCTCGGCACCACCATGGTGGCCCATCGCTGGACCAGAAATCCGGCGCGCGCCACCATTTTCAAGGACATCGAGAAGCGCCGGCTCGATGACCATCCCCTGCCTGACAATGGCTTCTGGTACCCCATCGTCGAGCTGCCGCTCTACGGCAGGCCACATCCCAAGGAGGAGCCCTGACATGGAAGAGTTCACTGATTTCCTGTGGTCCGCAGCCAAGCTGATCGGGCTCGTGCTGTGCATCCTGATTTTCTTCTACGCCTGCTCGGCCTTTGTCGAGGAGCAGGGACCATCAGCATGGTGGATCAAGCGATGAGCGAACCCCGCGAGTTCGACTGCCGCGACTGCGGCATACATGTCGTGAGCTGGGCGTTGCACCCAGCCGCCAACGATCAGGACATCTGCGCCGAGTGTCAGTGGCTGCGCGGCATAGAAGATCCCCAGCAGCGCGAGGAACTGCGCAAGTTCCTCGGGGGGTTTCACGAATGACTGACACCATGTCAAGACCACAGCTCCACATTAGATTGTCCAAGCGCCTCATGAAACTTCTCAAAGCTGCCGCTGAAGCCGACGGCACGTCGATGAACGCTTGGGTTTCAAGTGCGGTAGCGCGCGCCCTTCGGGAGAGGCAACCATGAAAGACAATCGACGACTGCAGATGCTGCTCGCTACCATCCGCAAGGATGGGCCGACCGGCGACGTTCTGCGGCAAACCGTTATCGCGTTGTGCGATGAAGTTATCCACTTGCAACGCGAGCTCGATCAGGTCAAGGCGATGGCGCAGCGTTCCGAGCGAGCGCGCATGGGGACGTTCAGATGAAAGCAACGAAGGGACAATGAAGATGGCACGGATACCAAAGACGTGGACGGGCGACAGGATGTGCAACGTCTGCCTGAAGAAGATCACCCATAAACTCTACGATGCGCGCGTCTCACGCGGTGGCTCATGGGCCACCTTGTGCAAGCCGTGCTTCGAGCGCAGCGGTGCTGGCTTGGGCGAGGGACGCGGGCAGGAGTACACCCAGAAGAACCACGACGCGCCGTTCATCAAGACGGGAGGTTGATCATGTTCCTGATCAAACGACTGATTGCGTGGTGGCGGCAGGAGATGCTGTCGCTCGACGAGTTCCGCGAGAAGCAACGCATCAAGTTCGCTCGTCGTGAGGCATGGCGGCGCAAAGTAAGGGGGCCACCACCATGACCCTGACGGGCAGACCGTGGCCAACACGCATGAACTTCGTCGTCATGCGCTGGCACCACGGCATCTACATCTTCACTGCCATCCTGCGCTACACCCTGCATGGTCGCGAGCGGACCAAGCAGGTGCGCGTGAGGAGACGTTGATGATGTGGGCGCTGGAACTCGAATACGACTTCGCCCGCTGGCGCGCACTGACCGGTGCGCCGGACGACGAGAGCGAACGTAAGCGGTGGGTCAAGATGTGCCATCGCTTGGGTTCGCACCAAGCCTACGAGATTGTCGTGGCGCGACAAGCGCGTATTGACAAAATGTCAAAAAGAAATAGCACCCGGTAGTGACCAAGGGCCGGGTGCGGTGGGGGCGGGGACATAGCCGTCCAACGGGGTGACGTCCGCAATGACGTTTGCCCCGCCCCTGCTGTCGCTTTGAGACGTGTAGGAGATCGACCATGAAATTTTATCGCTACGAACTGAGCGGCGTCGTTTGCTCCATCGTCGACAACGAGGATGGCACACCGCTCGTGATCAGGCAGATTTCCGATGCGGGACACGACCGTCCACGCAACATCAACGGCCGCATCTACCGCGCGCTGCACATACTCGATGTATGGCGCAAGCAAGGTCGACCGGGCGAGATCCTGAAGGAAAACCCATGAAAGTTGCCCGCTTCAAACCATGGCGCTGCGCCAAGTGCGACTACCAGATGGACAGCGCGTCGTCGGCTTTCGGCGATGCCTTGCCGGAGATTGGCGATGTCTCGGTGTGCATGAATTGTGCCGAGCTTTACGTGCTGGACCTCGGCAAAGACGGACCGGCATGGCGACCGATCACCGACAACGAACTGATCAGTCTGCCTCTCGAATGGAAGAGAAAAGCCTCGGCCGTGCAATGGGCAGTCCGTGAAATGCAAAAGCGACGGAAGGACAAATGATCCGCAAACCAAAGAAACGCCGAGGCATGTGGTTGCTCTGGCTGTTCACATGGGATTTTTTGCTACGGAGGAAGTGATGGAACGATGCTTCGGCTACACGATCTTCAAGGACCCCAAGGATGCACCCGGTCACTACGTGGTGCGCGGTTGGGACATCGAGGCAGGCAGGACGATCCACTCGGCTGAGGCTATCGCCACGCCGATCAGCGATAAGGCGCTGGCGGCGTTACGCCAAAGTCTGGTCGAGATGGGGCTGACCTGCGTCAATCGTCAACTCGACGACGATCCTTGCATTGTCGAGAGCTGGGTATGACGGAGGAGCTATGGACACCTTCGACAACATCAACGACCGCACCGGCTGGCCTTACGGTGAATGGGACGACGAGCCCGACCGGGCGATCTGGGTGCACGAGGAGACCGGCGCGCGCTGCACCATGCGACGCGGCGCGCTCGGCTCGTGGTGCGGCTATGTCGGCCTCGGACCTAACCATCCGCTGGCTGGCAAGGATTACAACGACATCGACGCCGAGGTTCACGGCGGGCTCACCTATGCGGCTTACTGCCATCCGCTGGAGGCTGACGAGTGGATCCGCTACCGCCTGCATCGCGAGGCGTGGGTGACCGAGAGTCTGCTCTACCCGCAGGGCGACGCGGCGCGTCATCTGCGCGAGGATCGCAAAGGCGACACCTCGACGCTGATCGGCTGGCAGGAATGGATCCGTCTATGGCAGCTGTGCCACGACGACTGCCCGCACGGCCTGTGGTGGTTGGGCTACGACACCGCGCATGCATGGGACATCGTGCCCGGCATGGAGGCAATGCGTCGGGAGGCTGGCCTGCGCCGTCTGCCACCGATTGCGGGATATGAGGAAACCTACAAGAACTTTCAGTGGGTGTTCGACGAGACCAACCGACTGGTCGTACAACTATTCGAGACGAAACTTCTCTCTAACTCCGGAGGTTAACATGTTGAATGTCGAGTGGATTGATGGCAATCGCGAGCCGCAGAACCCGCCCGATCCGGACTATCCCGAGGGTATCGACGTCGATGCGACCGAGGGAGCGACGCCGACCTGCACCACCCTATTGCCCTATCCGGCCAAACGCTGCGGACATTTCCTTGTGACGTGTAGCGTCTGCAAACAGCGCGTCGCCGTCACCACGGCGGGACGGCCGGACGATCCGCGCTCGCTCAAGATCAAGTGCGGGCTTGACACCATGTCAGCCAAGCTCGGACCGACCGGCGAGTTTCCCGAAGGCAAGTTGGGTGCGAATGACGAGGGTGCGCTGCGCATCGGCATCGGCATCCATCCGAGCGGCAAGACGGTCGTCATCGACTTCGGCAAGAGCATTGCATGGGTCGGCATGCCCAAACAGAACGCCATCCTGTTTGCCGAGACGATCCTCGAGCATGCCAAAAAGCTGGAGGATTAAATGATCTGCAAGATCCAGCGCAGCCAGCACCCGCATCGTGGCCGGGTGCTGATCTATAGCCGTGACCGCAAGATACATTTCGAAGGACCCATCGAGGAGAAGATGATCGAGATGTTCGAGAAGCACGGCGAGAAGTTCTTTGCTCGTTGCCACAAGGTGGACAGCGAGATCGTGATCGGCCCGCTACTGACATACGACCCGGGCTGGTGAGTAGGAGTGCGTAAACCTTTCAACTTAACGACGGAGAAAATAGATGTTTAGGCTGGAAATATTCGTAGAAGACAAGCTGCTCGGCGAGGCATTGAAACGCCTCTCGGGGATAGCCCGCAACGTGCAGCACAACTACGTGCCCAACGTCGAGCCCAAGGCTAACGGCAAGCTGCGCCTGACCGCGCAGGACAGCATGGAACTGCTGGTCAAGGAGATGAAGAAGCGCAAGCTCACCGAGGTAGAAGCAAAGCAAGCGCGCGAGATCGTGGTCAGTATGGGCATGTCGCCGACGTCATACAGCCACGTCCTCAATCAGGCAGTGACGAAAGGGCTGATGACCAAGCGCCATCATCATCCCGGCAGCGTTGCCATGGTCTATGCCCTGAAGCCGCCGAAGGCGGAGAAGTAGTTCATGGCGAGACCACCAAACAAGGGAACGATGCGGCTCTACTCGGCTTACATGTTCCGGACAAAGGATCCGGCCATCGACGAAATCCGCACCGTCATGCAGGACCACTTCGGCAGGCGCAACTTGACGAAGGCAGACTACAAGGAAGTCCAAGAAGAAGGCGGACCAACCGCCGGCTGCGTCAAGGCATGGTTCGAGGGCAAGACCCGACGACCCCAGAACGCCACGTTGGAAGCAGCGGGGCGCGCGCTCGGTTATCACCGGGCGTGGATCAAGAACGGCAAAAACAAATGATAGAGCAGGCGCTGCAAGTCCTGATGATCATCATCGGGATGTGCTTTCCGGTGCTGGTCGCATGGCTGACCGTTAAGTTCCTCGGAAAGAAAAAGCGATAACCCCCCTAAAAGATCCCAGAGCGGCGGCTGCTGCTTCCTTGGTCGCAGCCGCCGACAACTAAAGTTATCCACTTGACATTATGTTAACAGGAGAGTATCATGGTCAAAGAGAAACCTATGGAGTTCAAGAACTTCGATCTGCTTCTCACCTATAGCGAGACGGTGCTCGGCAACATGAAGGAATGTCACGATCACTACTGCTACGTCGGCAGCATGAACGACATCGAGCGGCTGCGTGAGCTGGTCAGGGAGGGGCGTCTGGCGTTCGATCTGCACCGCATGCTCAACCCGCGATGAGATACGTCGACTGGTTGATCGCTGCGTTCGTGCTGGGCGGTGTGCTGATGGGAGTTCTGGCGCTGTGGCCGGAACCCCGCGTGACCTACGAGCAATACTTCAACCCCCGGAGTTAAAGGATGGCGAAATACAAAGGACGGCAAGCCGCGCAAAGACGGCATCCCGAAATCAGACGGATCCTGAAGTCTGGCACCATCAAGCTGCCGGCGGGTACGATACCATCACCAAGCGGCGGCCGCTCGTCGGCCGTCGACTTCAGCGAAGCCCTGATGGCGGGCCATCCGGCCGCCGTCAAAGCGGTCGACAAGGTCATGCGCGACAAGGATGAAGCAAGCCTTGCCGACCTCTTCGTCGCCGAGACCTACACCCTGCCCAAGCGGCTCAGTCTCAACCGGCATCAAGCCAAGGAGATCGAGCCGATCCTGCGGTCGTACCGGCAGGACATGCTGAAGGCCCACCGCTTCGTGCTCGACAACGACTTCGTGCGCTACGCCACGGAAGTGTCGACGACCACCAAACCCGAGAAGCTGCTGACCCGTCTGCAATACGCCACCTTGCCATACGACATCACGTGGATCGAGTTCGACCTTAAGACCAAGGTCGAGGTCATGCGCGAGCTGCACAACGCGGACAACAGCAAGTTCAACTGGGACGAGGTTGCCGACCGCCTCGGCCTGATCATCCGCCGTCTCAGCAACACCGAGGCGGTGGTCGAGATGGTGTGCGAGACGTTCGGTGCGCACGGCCTGATCGGCACGACGATCTGCTATTTCTTCAGCGTGCGCGAGTATGCGTTTTCCGGACAGGATGGCAAAGGCACCGGCTGCCGTCCGTTCGTGGCACTCGACCAACCCGATGCCGCCGCCCGTATTCTGGAAATGTCCGAGAATGAAATATACATGCTGCAGCAGTTGGGGCCGGCATCGTTGTGGGGCTACTCGGCGGGCGGCCGCAGCACGATGATCGAGAAGATGACGCAGATGAAAGAGCTGCGTCTGCCCGAGTTCCTGATGCGCCATGGCGTGTTGGGCACCGGGCGCATGCGGCAAGTCATGGAGACGTTCGTCGCATCGGCGGGAGACAAGGTGGTGTTCGACACCATCGCCAGCCTGATGGTGCAAGAGACCACCGAGTTCACCGGCATGATGCGCTGGATCGTCACCGTTCTTGCCTGCCTGAACGAAGTGCCCATCGATAGCCACCACGTGCAGCCCGCCGGGACGATCCGCACCGGGCTGACCGGGCGGCGGGCGAAGATGGACTACCATCGCCTTGTCCTGCGGGTGCCCAAAGAAAAGCCGGTGCAGTACATCGAGCGGCAGTTCCGCACGGCTACGCGGCGGCGCGCTCATGAAGTGATGCAGCACTGGCGTAATTACCTGCACCACGATGTGCAGTGTAGGCGCGACGAGCACGAATGGACTTACGACTACGACGAGGGCTATCGGCTGTGCGGCAAGTGCATGGCCTATAGTCGCCTGATCCCCGAGCACATTCGGGGCGATCCCAGCCTCGGCTGGGTGCGTAAGGACTACGTCGTCAAACCTAGCAAACAGGAGTGAACATGGTTCCAATGAAAGTTCGCTTTATCGGCAAGGACGATCCGCCGCCATGGCGCGGCAACTTCCTCGACTGCGGCGTGCTTGAGGATGTGAACGTGCTGGACAGCGGCATGGCAAGCGGCCTGCCTTCTATCGCAGTGCGTCTCAAGCTGCCGGTCGAAGAAGACCAGTTGGGTGGACCGCTGTATGCCGTCGCCCAGCAGACCGCCCGTCAGGTCGTCACCTTGGGCAAGATGCTGATGGCCAAGTACCCCAGCCTGATGTTCGACGATGCAACCACGGCCAACGACAAAGACGTCATTGGCATGCTGAGGCTTTTGCGCAGCCAAGACATGGACGTCTACGTGCTGACCCGCGAGCAGCTCGACCGGCTGATGCAACAATTCGCTTCGGAGTAATGCATGGCCCTGAAAAGCATGAACTACCCGTTGACGCGTCGCGAGGCCGACGTTCTGGCGGGGATGCTGCTGGGCCATGCCAATAAGAAAATCGCTCAAGACCTTGGAAGTACCGACGACACCGTCAAGGTGCACGTCAAGGCAATCCTGCGCAAACTGGGCGTGCGCAGCCGCACGCAAGCGGTATCGGTTTGCTTGCGTGCAGCGATTGCCCTGCCGTGCCCACGCTGCGGTTACGTCGACGATGGCGACGATCATGACGTCTGACACAATGTCAAGAGGAGATGAACATGGGAACACTGACTTTAGGCGACGAACTTTGGGCGTGGGTGTCGAAATACCCGGACGGTTCTATCGGCATGGTGGCCAGTGGTGCGCTGGGCATCGGCATCACACCACTGATCGGTCGCAGCGAGAAGCACATCCGCAGTCTCGAGCCGATTGCCGCTGCGCATGGCAGGACGACTGGCCAGCGTGTTTGGCTCAGACGCTACGTCATAGCGATGGATTATCCCGATGTTTGAATGGTCCGACATTGCACCATGGATCCCGGTCGCCACGTCGGCCGTCGCTGGATGGTTGGCCGGTAGCTTTTACGCCAAGCATCGCTGGGCCTGCGCCTGTCTCGGTGCCCTGCTGTTCGTCGTCCGCAAACTCGACAAGCGCGGTGTCTACCTGTCGCCCTACGACCGCGCCGTGATCAACGTCTGCATCCAACATGTGTTGAACATCAAGTGAGGTAGCCATGGCTAGAAGAAAACAAAACGACAATGGCAGCGACAAACCCCCCATCAGCACCGACAACCAGATCAGCACCTACGTTCATTGCGCGATGTGCGTTACCGACATTCAAGAGGGACGCGCACCCTATGACAGCCCGCTCACCTACTCACGATACAGCGTGGGCTGGACACCACGTGGCTTGCAGGTGTGGTGCAATCGCCACGACTGCAACGTCTGCAACGTCGACTTCGAAGGAGCTCAACACCCGGCGGTTACAGCCCGGCGGGCATGAGACCACTTGACATCATGTCAAGTGGGAAGTGCGTATAGTACAACTCAAACTCAGAGGTAAAGGCAATGGCTTTCGAAATGGAACGCAGCGCATTGGTCGCTTTTCTGCAGGACTTGGTCAACCGTGCGGGTGAGAAGAAACCGACCGACAAGGCGTTCGCCAACATCGATGCATCCATCGAATACAGCGGCAGCAAGATCATCCTGCCGGCCGATCCGCGCAACATGACCCTGCTGGAGGCCCGCGAGTGGCTGGCTCGGCTGGAGCAGGCCGAGGAGGAAGTCATCAATGTTCACGAGGTGATCGACGCTCACCCATGGGATGGCTGCGTCGCCTTCATGCAGGCGATGCGGGAGACCTACGGTTGGGCCAGTCCGACACCAACCGGACCATGGTGGCGCAGGAACGCGCCGACCATGATGAGCATCGAGACCGGGATCAACGAGACTGCCTCGATCTTCTGGGGTGGCTTCCGTTTGCCCGGTGTCGACGGTCAACTGATGACCGGCACCGAGGAGAAGAAAGGGCAGGTCAGGTTCTGCATTCAAGGCCAGACCAAGCGCAAGCACATCGAGATGATCCACGGGCTGGCCGAGCTGACCCGCCAGATCGTGCGCGAGCGGTCGATCTACAAAGGCCACGCGCTCAAGCTGTCGCTCGACAAGGGCACCATCAACCTGATGGAGCCGCCGACCTTCATGAACCTGAAGAAAGTCAGGGAGCACGAGCTGGTGTTCTCCGAGGATCTGATGGATCAGGTGGTCACCAACCTGTGGACACCGATTGAGCAGACCGCATGGTGCCGCGAGCATGACGTTCCGCTCAAGCGCGGCGTCCTGCTCGAAGGTCCCTACGGTACCGGCAAGACGCTGGCGGCCACGGTGACGGCCAAGAAATGCGAGGACAACGGCTGGACCTTCATCACGGTCGGTCGGGTCTCGGCATTGGAGTCGGCCCTGCAGTTCGCGACCAACTACCAACCTTGCGTCGTGTTCGTCGAGGACATCGACCGCGAGATGGCAGGCGAGCGGACGCCGCAGATGGACGACATCCTGAACAAGGTCGACGGTATCATCTCCAAGGGTTCGGAGATCATGGTCGTGCTGACCTCGAACAAGGCGGGTGAGATCAATCAGGCCATGCTGCGGCCCGGTCGGCTCGACGCCGTGCTGCATATCGGGGCACCCGATGCCGGCGCTGTGCAGAAGCTCTTGCGGGTTTATGGCCGCAAGCTGATCAAGCCCGACGAGGATCTGTCGGGTGCGGGGGAAGCGTTGGCGGGGCGCATCCCGGCGGTGATCCGCGAGGTGGTGGAGAGGTCCAAACTCTACGCCATCGGTCGTGCGCCGGGAGCGGCGTTCTTTCTGACCGACAGCGACATCGTGCGGTCGGCCAAGGGCATGGAACATCACCTCAAACTGCTCGACGGTGAGCAGCCCGAGGAGACGACCCCGGCCGAGCGGCTGGCCAGTGCACTGGGTGACGTGGTGGCGAGCCACCCCGACAACCATTCGATGGTCAAGCGCGTGCGTGATATCGAGAGCACGGTCGATGATATTGAGAACGTCGTCGAGCGCATTCGCTCGCATCTTATGGACTGATCGAAACGACCTCGGGCACTGGCACGGCGGTTTACCGTGCAAAGAGCTGCCATGGGGAGCAACCCGAGCGCCGGTGGTGATGACCCCATCCCTCACGCGACCGGCACCGTGTAGCGTAGCGTAAAGCGTTAACTCTAACGTCAAGAGGTAAGCAAATGTGTGAAGGTAGCATCCACGTACCACACCGACTGGCAACTAAGACCGAACGTCTGGTCGTCCAGAAAATTCCCGACATGGGAAACATGAAGGGGTACTACCCCGCCACAGTAAGAGACGCCAAGCTCGTCTGCTGCCGTGGCACCATCGAGGCGGTTATCAAGCAGGTCCGCTTCGAGAAGGGCCTACCCGCGCATTCCGCCGGGGCATGGGAAGGCAAGTGCAACGTGAAGGTGACGTTGAAGCACCGTCCCTACGCCGACTGCGTGATCTTCTCAGATGGCTTTGTGATCCTGCTGGCGAGCCTCAAGGACGGCACGCGCATCGACATCGGGGTGCCGGTGAAGAAGCGGGTGATCAAGCCCAAGAGCAAGGGCATGCTGGCGGTTGAGGGTGCAGTGCGCGAGGCACTGGCTTTGCCGCCCGATCCCAAGCCGGAAGACGAGCCGGCGCAGCCGGCCGCCCCGGCCGAACCGGAGCGTGAGCCCGCTCCGGCCAGCGACGCACCCGCAGCGCGTCGTCGGGTGAGGTCCTAATTAGGGTCTAATTAGGGAGGCCGTATGGACAGCCGCGTGGTGCAGTAGAAGTCTGCTTAAACTGCCTTCATCGAACGGAGCCACGCACTGACATCATGTCAAGGAGAAAGCAATGACCTTACCTTTAGTCGTCATCGGGGGGAACCTCGATGACTGGGGACTGATCATTTCATTCCTCGACACCGACGACCCGCGCTCGGCCATCGAACAACTCGACGCCCATTACGGCTGGCGGAAATTCGATGGCTTCACGTGGGATCCAGAGAAACGACAGCTCACCTACGGCGACGAGACGGGCTCGGACCCACCACTCGAACCGCTGAGCGCGCTGATGTTCCGCGACGAACGCATTCTGCTGTTCCCCCATGCATGGGTGATGGTCATGGACGAGGATGGCGATTGGGAAATCTGCAGGATGGACTAGTATCGGGCGGCCCTTCGGGGTCGCCTTTTTTTTGTCTCTAGCTACGGAAGTTTCATATGCCACATAAAATGCAACATCACCCTGCTTATATTTCGTGGCGTTGTATGAGAAGCCGATGCAACAACCCCAATGTTGATGGCTGGCGTAAATACGGAGCGAGAGGTATTCATGTTTGCGACAAATGGAAAGTATTTAATTTAGTCTGGGAAGACATGGGATCGACTTGGAAGAATGGGTTGACCATCGACCGCATTGATACTTACGGTAACTATGAACCGAGCAACTGCCGGTGGGTGACCCCTAAACAGCAAGCAAACAACATGCGCACCAACGTATTTATAAACACGAAATGGGGACGGCTGCCGCTGGCAGAAGCTGCCGATAAAGCTGGTCTGTCTTATTTCACCGTAGCCACTCGCCGCTACAATGGGTGGTCCGAAGGCCAACTACTAATTCCAAGGCGATGACCATGATAACTCCGGAGGTTATCGGGCTATTTTGCGATTTTGAAAGTCACTATTCCACAGAGTATTCCCTGCGCCGCATGTCGCCCGCCGAATACATTCTGGACCCCCGTTATGAGTCGATCTGCCTAGGGGTAGCGGGCATCACGGGCGATCCCATCCTGATCGATGGACCAGAGATCCCCCACTTCATCCACAAAATAAAACGCCATCGCATCGAGACCCAGCAGCCCATCGTCATGGTCAGCCACAACGCTCAGTTCGACATGTCGATCCTGTCGTGGGTCTACGACTTCAGCCCGGACCTGATCGTCGACACCATCGCCATGACGCGCACCATGCTGGGTTCAAAGCTGGCGTCACACTCTCTCGACAGCGTCGCTGCTTACTTCGGCCTGCCGGCCAAGGGATCGCTGATCAAGGAAGTGAAGGGTATGACCCGGGCCGACATCATCGCCGCTGGGCTGTGGGATCGCGAGGTCGAATACTGCCTGCACGACACGTGGCTCTGTCGCGAGATCTACCTGCGCCTGTTCGACAAGATGCCACCCGACGAGTTCATCCTGCACGACATCGTCACCCGCTGCACCACCGAGCCCCTACTGCGCGTCGACAAGCAGATGCTGGCCAACCATCTGGTTACGGTCCAGCAGCAGAAGGCGCTGGCACTGGCGCAGGTCGAGGCGATGGGTGTCACCAAGGCCGACCTCATGAGCAACCCCAAGCTGGCCGACGTGCTGCGCATGCTGGGAGTGACGCCGCCCACCAAAATATCCGGCCGCACCCAGCAGGAGACCTACGCCTTCGCCAAGAGCGACGAGGATTTCCTTGCCTTGCAGGAACATCCCAACGTCATGGTGCGTACGGTGGTCGAGGCGCGGCTCGAAACCAAGTCAACCCAAGAGGAAACGCGCACGACGCGCTTCCTCAAGATCGCCGACCTAGAGTTCCCCAAACTCGGCACCTGCATCATGCCCATGCCGGTGGTCATCGGTGCTGCGCACACCCATCGCTTCGGCGGTGCGTGGGAAATGAACGTGCAGAACCTTGGACGTGACAGCGTGCTGCGTGACGCCATTTACTGCGACGACGGCTACTTGCTGTTGACCGTTGATGCCAAGCAGATCGAGGCCCGCTTCACGGCTGAGTTCTGCGGGCAGGAAGATCTCGTGCAGGCATTCCGCGAGGGACGTGACGTCTACGCCGACTTCGCGAGCACTGTATTCGCCCGCCTGATCACCAGCCTCGACAAGCTGGAACGGTTCGTCGGCAAGACCGGCATTCTACAATTGGGCTATGCCTGCGGCTGGCTGAAATTCCAGCACACCGTTTTTATCCTGAGCGCCAAGACCGATACTCCGATCCAGTTGACCGACGAGCAGTCCATCGACGTCGTGCAAAAATACCGGGGACGTTTCCGTCGTATCGTCTTCACGTGGCGCGAGCTCGACCACATTTTGCAGATCATGCACTCGCTGCCCGAGTTTGGTCAGGGCGAAGGCTTGGTGAAGAAGTGCGTGACCTTCTACAAGAACCTGATGGTCGGGCCGACCGGCCTGCCGATCCACTTCCCCGAGCTGCGCTACGTCCAAGAGGAAGACGGCATGGGCAACTGGTGGTTCCGCGACGGGCGCAAGCAGCGGCGCACCTACGGAGCCTCGCTGCTCGAGACCATCGCCCAGCACTGCTGCCGCTGCATCGTCATGTCGGCGGCGGTCCGGCTGCGCAACCCGATGGCCGGGCTGGGCGCACGGCTGGTCCACTCGGCCCATGACGAGCTGGTCTACCGGGTGCCCATCCAGCACATTGAAACAGCAAAGATTTGGGCCGAATTGGAGATGAACCGGCCCCCGACATGGATGCCGACGATCCCGCTGGCGTGTGACATCGGCGTCGGCGTCCGCTACGGCGAGACCAAGTGAGGTTGCCAATCGCGCAGAGCTTCCCTATGTACCACGGTGCTAGAGGGGGTTTGGTCTTTCACTCTCCTGTTTGAGACCAACCGCTACGAGGGCTACCCGGTGTGCTTACCCTGCCGGGTAGCCCTTTTTTTGTCTTTGACATGATGTCAAGGTAGCAGCTCCTCTAAAGGGGGCTTCCATGGCACAGACGCAAGAACAGGTTCTCAGCTGGTTGAACTCGCTGAAAGCCACCAACGCCGAGATGGCGCAGTCCGCCATTAACCTGATCGACAAACCCATCGAAATCCTACCACCCGGCAATATCTCTCCCCACTTTACCTTGGCCGAACTGACGGCCAGCGACACTGCAGCGATGCAGGGCATCGACAACACACCAGATGCCAACGCGACCGAGCAACTCAGCAATCTCGCCAACGACACACTCGAAGGCATCCGCTCGATCTGCAAGAACCAACCCGTCATCATCTCGTCAGGCTTCCGCTGCAAGCAACTCAACACGGCCATCGGCGGTGCCAGCAATTCGGCGCACCTCTATGGTTGCGCCGCCGATTTCACCGTCCCCGGTTTCGGCAACGTCAAGGCGGTTTGCAAAGCCATCGAGCCGCACATGGCCGAGCTGGGCATCGACCAGCTGATCTACGAGAACAACAGCTGGGTCCATGTCGGTCGTGCCATTCCGCCCAGTACCGCGCCGCGCATGCAGTGTCTGACCATCAACGGGAGTTCGACGACGACCGGCATCGCCTGATGCGGGAGCCTGCCCGCCTGACGGTGGAGGTTGCAGTGTTCGCCTCGCTGGGTCGCCGGCTGTTCGGCGACCACTGGATCATGGCGGCGGCCAAGCGCCTGCACGTACGGCGCGATACGATCAACAAGATCATGCGGGGCAAGTTGCTTTTGCACCCGGGACTACTACTTAGAATGCAACTACTTTATGAGGAGGCTAAAAATGTCGACGATGCTGCAGTACGAGGAACCCAACGAGTATCAGAAGGCAGTGCAATCGCGTACCGTCCACCTGATGGTGGAAGTGAGTGAGACGGCGCTGCGCCGCGTGCGCGCCGGGTTCAATCCCGACCATCTGAGCGAGGTCGGCCACCTGCACCTGATGGCAGCGGCGTTCATCACCGCTTGCGAGAAAATGCGAGACCGGCCTAAGCCGTTTTTACCGCAGGACGGCCTGCCCGAAGATGTGCCGGCGTCGACGATGTGGCACGCCATCGACGACGGGGCACGCAACGCCGCCATCGCCATCAGCGAAAGCGAGACCGCCTGCATGCATGCCGTGAAGGCAGCGACGGCGGTGATGTACGCGTCGAAGAACGTACGAAGGGGGACACCGGCATGACTGACGACCAAGTCACGTCCCTCGGTGCCGTGCGGGCGCTCAAGACGCGTGACAATCGGCTATGGACACCCGTCGAGTGCCTGCGCGACTGCATCAGCGACATCGAGGCGGGGCGCACGCCGTGCGAGAAGCTGCTCGTACTGCGCCTCAAGACGACAGATGTCGACGGTAGAGACTGTTTCGACGTCGGCTACAACGCAGCCGGCGTGAAGGGATCGGAAATTCTTGCGCTGTTAGAATGCGCCAAGCAGATGATCCTCGATGAAATGGGCTACATGTAGTAGTTCCCTCTTGACATATGTCAAGAGAATGGTATTATGATGGTATGGACCCCAATCACTACCCCCTCTCGTGGCCATTCGGCTGGCGGCGCACGCCAGCCGATGACCGTTCGCGTTCGGCGTTCAGCGAGGCCACCATGGTCGAGCGCAAGCAGTGGACCGGCGAAGGCCAGAAGATCATCACCGGCAAAGGCACCAAGCGCGTCACCGTGCCGACCGCCTGCACGCGCCTGCTCGACCAGATCGAGCGGCTGGGCGGCAGCGACCCCATCCTCTCGACCAATGTCGAGCCCACCATCTACGGGCTGCCCAAGGGCGGCCGCGCCGAGCCGAGCGACCCCGGGGCCGCCGTCTACTTCAAGCTGCAGGGCAAGGATCGCGTGCTGGCCTGCGACCGCTGGCTCAGCGTGGCCGAGAACATCGCAGCCCTTGCCGCTCATATCGACGCCATCCGCCGGGTCGACCGCTACGGCGTCGGCACCATGGAACAGGCGTTCGCCGGCTACGACGCGCTGCCACCACCGAGCGACGACAACCGCCCGGCATGGCGGGCCACGCTGGGCTTCCGGCCCGACAGCCGCGTCACCGTTGAAGACGTCAACCTCAACTACCGAACCTTGGCCAAGAAAGACCCGAGCAACGAGTATCGTCTGCTCGATCTCAATCTCGCGCGCGAAGCGGCGCTGCGAGAACTAGGAGCAAAGCATGGCTAAACATGGTTTGAAATCGCAACGCGAGATCCAAGAGCTCGCTACCGAGTTCAATCTGGAATATCTCGGCATGACATCGAAGAGCCACCTGCGGTTTCGACATCGACCTAGTGGCAGGATCATCGTCACCGTGTCAGGTCTACGGGGCCGGGTGCTCGACAATCAGCGGCGCGACATCAAGCATTGCATTCGCCGCTTTATAGGAGAGCAGGATGGACAGCCTCAACCGCACTGACGTTCACGGCAACCCGGTCGTCGAGCGTCGTCATTGGAGCTTCTCCGCCCTCGACAAGTTCACCAACTGCGCCCGCAAGTTCTATCACTACGATATTGCCAAGACGATCAAGGAACCCGAGAGCCCGCAGATGAAAGAGGGGTTTAGGGTCCACAAGGCGATGGCCGACTTCATCGCCAAGGGCACCCCGCTGCCCCCCGAGTACGCCCGCTACGCCGACTGGGCGACGACGATGAAGCAAGGTCCGCCCACCCAGCAGGTTTTCGTCGAGCACCGCCTCGCCTGCACTTACGAGCTGAAACCCTGCGAGTATTTTTCGCGCAAAGAAAAGGTATGGCTGCGAGCGCAAGCCGACGTGCTGGTGCTCGATGCACCGCTCGGGCGCAGCATCGACTGGAAGACCGGAGCCGAGAAGGACCCACGCTACGAACTGCTGCCGCCCAACTTCCAGCTCAAGCTCACCGCCCTGCTGGTCTTCCTGCACTTCCCCACCATCCACACGCTGAACAACAAATACATCTACCTGAACGAAGGTGTTGCTACAGATTTTATAGTGACGCGACGCGAAATGGCGGAGTTCCTGCCGCAGATTTACGACCTCGCCGGCGGCCTGCAGAAGGCGGTGCGCAACAACGACTTTCCGCCGCGCCCGTCCGGTCTGTGCAAAAAGCACTGCGGTGTGACCAGCTGCGAGTATTGGGGAAAGGGTCACCTATGATGGACATCCGTATCGACCACAGCGAACGCGACACGACGCGCCGCTACGAAATCCTGAAAGGGGCCAAGTGGGACCTCGATCAGGCTCAGATGCTGTGGTTCTGGATCAACCACGGCATGACGTTCAAGCAGATGGAAGACATGGTGCCGCCGGTCATAACCTCGGAGGTTAGTCATGAATTTAAGAGAGCGGGTCTTTGTGGCTCTGAACACGGCGACTGAAAATGGCTACGACATGGACGGCGACGAGGCGATGATCGCCGCCGATCTGCTCCATTGCAACGCCGACTTCGAAAACCTGCGGGAAGACGAAAAGGTCGATCTGCAGGATTACATCAGGGAGTGGCAGGCAAGCTTTCTTTGACATGATGTCAAGAGGAAAGAACTTAAAAATGGGAACCGCCAAAATTTTGAAAGAGGCGTTTCTTGACCTGATTTTCGAGGAGGTACGCCAGCGCCCGGTCGTGCCGATACTGCCTGTTCCGATGGAGGCCCCGGTGACGCCCGAAGCCCGTGTTAAGAAAAGTGTTTCTCTTTACCTCACTGATGTGGCGAAAGAGCTTGACGCTAAAGGGCTCGAGTTGTACGTTTCAATGTTCGTTCCCGTTGGCTACGGCAAGCGAAACTCTCTCGACTACACCTTGTGCTTCGCCGGTCACTACGTTGCCATCGAGACCAAGGCACCGGGTGAGTGGCTGACCGGACTGCAGCGACAGACGTGCCGCGCCATCTATCGTTCGGGCGGCACCGTCTTCATCATCAGTGGGCCAGAAGGACTGGCCGCACTCAAGCGTTGGGTAGAACGGCATGCGCATCGGCTCTTTGCACGTTGAGGCGACACCGGGGATCGTGGCCCTGTTCCCCGATGTCGTGCCCGTAGCGGGCAAGCTGACGTTGGAGCATACCCCGCGCATAACCATACCGCTCCGTGCCATGGGTTTCGATGCCCCCGCGTCCGTCGCACTGAACTACGATTGGTGCGGCGGACGCCCCTTCGACATTCAGGTGCGCACCGTCGAGAGCATGACGGAGAACCCCCGGAGCTACGTGCTGAACAGCATGGGTACCGGCAAGACGCGATGTGCCTTGTGGGCTTTTGACTACCTGAAAAAACTCGGCATCGCCAAAAAGATGCTGGTGGTCTGCCCGATCAGCACCATGCATTTCACGTGGGGCGCTGAAATTCTCAAAGCGACACCACACCTGCGCTGGTCGGTACTCTACGGCACCGCCGACAAGCGCAAGAAACTTTTAGCCGACGACAGCATCGACATCTACATCGTCAACCACGACGGCCTCGCCGTGATCCAGAAAGAGATCATGGAGCGCCGCGACATCGACGTGCTGCTGCTCGACGAGCTGGCCGTCTACCGCAACAAGACCAACCGCACCAAGGTCTGCCAGAAGATCGCTGACAAAATGTCAATCGTCTGGGGCATGACCGGCAGCCCGATGCCCAACTACGTGACCGACATCTGGAACCAGATCAGGGTCATCACACCATGGCGCGTGCCGAAATACTTCTCGCACCTGCGCGACGAGCTGATGTTCAAGGTCACCGCCTTCAAATGGGTGAACAAGCCGGGGGCCATCGATAAGGCGTTCAACTACTTCCAGCCGAGCGTGCGCTACACCCTCGACGACATCACCGAGCTGCCGCCGGCCTACGTGCCGCCGCCCATCATGACCGAGCTGGGCAAGGAGCAGCGCCGCATCTACGACAGCCTGCGCAGGCATGCCACGGTGCTGATCAAGGCGGGCGAGATCAACGCCATGAATGCCGGCGTCCTCATGAGCAAGCTGCTGCAGGTTTCGTGCGGCTGGCTCTATGACAGCAAAAGAAATATCTACAAGCTCGACGGCGACGCACGCCTGCAGACGCTGACCGACATCATCGACGCCGCAGCTGGCAAGGTCATCGTGTTCATCAATTATCTCCATGCCCTGCACGGAGTCCATGAGCATCTGCTGCGGAGCGGCCGCACCGCGCACGTGATCCACGGTCAGGTTCATCCGCGTGATCGCAACAAAATTTTCAATATGTTCCAGAACAGCGAGGATCGATCACCATTACTGGCGTTCCCCAAGTGCATCAGCCACGGCATCACGCTGACGGCGGCTGACACCGTCGTATGGTTCGGCCCACCCCTCAGCGCCGAACAATACGATCAGGGCAATGCCCGCATCCGGCGTGTGGGTCAGACGCGCAAGCAACTGTTCGCGCACCTGTCGAGCACGCCCATGGAGAAGCAGGTCTATAACCTGCTCACCAACCGACTTCTTCAGCAGGACAGCTTCCTTCACTTGCTCGAAGACGCATCGTGGGACTAGTGTCGTAGAACAGGAGAGATAAAATGAATAGGAGTGAGACGCAGGCTGCCGGGAACCCGGCCAGCCCGGCAGTGCCGTTGGATCTCAACAAGTTGGTCGACCACTACGTGCAGCTGCGCGACAGAAAACGCGAGCTTGAAAAGCTGCACAAGGAACAGCTGAAACCGTTCACCAAACTGATGGACGAGATCGGCAACAAGCTGCTCGCCTACATGCAGCAGTCTGGCCTCGACGCCACGCCGACGCCGAGCGGCACCGCCTACCAAATCACCAAACAGAGCGCCACCATCCGCGACGGTGCGACCTTCCGTGCCTTCGTGATCGAGGGTGACCATTTTGATCTGGTCGACTGGCGCGCCAACGCCGCTGCCGTGTTCGACTTCATTGCCGAGAATGACGGGCAGCTGCCGCCCGGCGTCAACGCCTCGACGTTCACCAGCGTGGGCGTGCGCCGCCCCAACGAGAAGGAGTAGCCATGAACCAACCACTTGTGCCCCAGCAGGGCAGTCGCAACCTTGCACAACTGATCGCCAACCTCGGTCCGCAATCGAAAATTCTCGAGACGTCGAAGGTCGATCCGCGATCTCTAGCGGCGGGTATCAAACCCAGCTTCGCCTCGATCACGTTCAAAGGAAAGACATGGGGCCTCCGTTACCGTGGCGTCACCCAACAGCTGCTGGCGCGTGACCAGAGCGGGCAGGTGCTGGGCTCGATCCCGACCATCGACGTCGTAATCATCAAATCGGCCATGGCGATCAGCAAGACGTTCTACCTTGAGAAGTACAAGGAAGGTGACTTCGCGGCACCCGACTGCTGGTCGACCAACGGGGTGAAGCCCGACATCGCCGCGCCCAAGAAACAGAACGAGACCTGCCGGGGCTGCCGCTGGGATGCCTTCGGCTCGCGCACCATGGATGACGGGCGCAAGGGCAAGGCGTGCAGTGACAACAAGCGGATCGCCGTGGTGCCCGCCGCCGATCTCAAGAACGAAGCCTTCGGCGGACCGATGCTGCTGAAACTGCCGCCGTCGTCGTTCGCCGGATTGAGCGAGCTCGAAGCCCAGCTGCACATGCAGGGCTATCGCTACGATGGCCTGATCATCCGCCTGTCGTTCGACTACGAGGCGGCGTTCCCCAAGATCATCTTCACGCCCATCGGCGTGCTGAACGACCATCAAGCGCAGGAGATCGTGGCGCTGCAGGACAACGAGACGGTCGAGCGCATCTTGTCCGAGGAGCTGGTCGAGGTTTCAGGCGACCCCGGACAGGCCACCGCCGAGAGCAACGTCGTGCCGCTGCAGCGGCCGGACCCGCAGCCCGTCACCAGTGGTCTCCCGACCGGTCAGCCTATGGGTGCCACCATGCCGGCGACTGCTTTCAACCCCACCCCGCCGCCGCCCGCCGCCGTGCAGACGCCGCAACCCATGGCGTCAGCCGCCGGGTTCGTCACCCAGCCGATCCAGTCACCTTCGGTAACCAATGTGCCGCAGGGGGAGACCAAGGCACCGCCGGTAACCGAGACGCCCGAACAGGAGATCGCCCGTCTCAAGGCCGAGCTGGCAGCGGCCCAGAAGCCGCCGCGCAAGCGCCGTACCGCCCCGGTGACGCCGGCCGGTCAAGCGCAGGTGATCGTCCAGCCGCCGCCTCACGCCCTGCCCGGTGACCAGCCCCTGCCCTTCACCGCGCATGCCGAGGGGGCGAACGGGGCGTCGCCCGAAACAGACGAAGAGGATGGCGACGAGCCGGCCGACCTGCAGAGCCGGATCGACGCGCTGCTGAAGCCCGGGAGCGCTGCCACCTAGCACCATGGAGGCACCTCGTGGGGGGCAACGAGACGCCGTTCGGCAACGGCACATACATTCCCGACCCGCTGGCCCAGTTTCTGGGCCGGGTGGTGCCGTGGAGTGTCGCAAATCCACCTGACAGTTTTGTGAATATCCACGCCTTCGGCGGCAATCTGGCGATGCCGTACCGGGGCGGCGGCCGCGCCTTCGGCGGCATGGACGAGTACGGCCAGCTGCAGAACTTCACCGGCTTCCTAAACCACATTCAAGCGCAGGTATTTTTCTGTCTCTCCGGGCAGGGTTACACCGGCCAGACTGACGGGCGTGGCAACCGCAAGCTCAGCAAGGGCGACAGGAAGGCCACAAATGCCCGCTGGTTGCGTTCGTTGGTGCTGGACCTAGACGTTAAGGACAAAGGTTACGCCTCTCAGGGGGCCGCGCTGGCCGCCCTGCTACCGTTTTTTGACAAGATCGGGATCCGACCGGGGCCCATCGTCAGCACCGGGCACGGCATCCACGCCTACATCGTGCTCGATCAGCCGATCACGCGCGCCGTCTGGCAGCCGCTGGCTGACCGGCTGATCGAGGCGGCTACCCAGCACGGGCTGAAATTCGATCATGGCGTCACGCGCAACTCGGTCACCCTGCTGCGCCTGCCGGGCAGCTTCAATCGCAAGGACCCAAATAACCCCAAGGAATGTAAGGTTTTAAGCCTTGGCGAGACGATGACCTTGGCCGAGGTCACGACGGCGCTGAGCGGGTTCCCGCTAACCTCCGGAGTTAGCCACCCGCCGCGCGCCGCCGTGATCGACCCTGCCGTCCTGCCACCACGCCCGCCAATTCGGGGAGCGGAGGCTAATCGTGCGCTCGCCAGTCTTGACCATTCTCGTATCGTCACCTCCATCGAGCTGCTTCGAGGAGCTTGCCCAGTTGTTGCAGATAGCGAACGACGTGGCGGCAGTGGAGACCTCGAGCCGCTGTGGTTCGAGCTCGCCAAGCTCTGCCACTACGTGCAGGACGGTCGAGATTATTTCCACGATCTGTCGAGCGACGATGGGCGCTACGACCCCGAGCAGACCGACGCCAAGTTCGACATAGCCCAGCCGCAGGGCTGGCCGGCATGCGCCACCATCGCCCGCGCCAGCACAGCAGCGGCGGCGATCTGCCGGACCTGCCAGTTCAACGGTCAGGGTCAGTCGCCGATCAACTACGCCACGCGCGGTCTGTCGGGCAGCGGCACGCCGACCCGCACCCACATGAACGGCAGCGTGAACGGTCATGCGGGGCCGGTAATGACCCACCTCCTGCCGCTGGCAGACGAGCCGATCTTTCTGCCGCCCGGCTTCATCCACACGCCGGACCATCTCATTACCGATGGCGAAAACAACCCGGTCTTTCTGACGCCGGTCTACAGCATGACCTATCTCGACGGCACGGCTGAGCTTCCGGTTAGAATAGAGTTTTGCATCGCTCGCGGTACTCAGGGCTTCGATGACAAGAAAACATTTTTCGTACCGCTAGGCTCGCTTAAATCAGATCAGAGCTTTGCCGAGCACTGCTTCGGCAACGGTCTGATGTACTCGAACTTCAAACAGGTGAAACCGTACATGACGGCATGGGTCACGTTGGTCCAACAGCGGCGTGATGGCCTGTCGGTCAGTCGCATGGGTTGGCTTGAGAAGGACGGCAACATTCAAGGCTTCGCCTATGGCGGCCGCAACTCAGCACCGGAGTATCAGTCGTGCGGTGAACTCAGCGAGTGGAAAAAGGGTGCCAGCTTCTTCGTCGACAAGGGCTGCATCGAAATGGAAGTGTTGATCGCCACGGCGTTCGCCTCGCCCCTGATGCGGTTTACTGGTGTCGACGGTGGCATCGTCCACGCCCGGGCACCGAGTGGCAGGGGAAAAACAGCGTCGCTGGAAATTGCCTGCAGCGTGTGGGCGTCGATGCGCGCCGTACTGGGCAGCGGCACTCCGGCCGATACCAGAGAATACATCGCGATGATACACAACCTGCCGGTCTATGCCGATGAGTTCGTGGTCGACGCACGCAGTAATTTCAGCAAGGTCGGCGAGATGGTGCTCAACATCACGGGGGCTAAGGATCACCGTCGGCTTACCCGCAACGCTACCCGCAAGCCGCAGCGCTATTCCCAATTACTGCTGACCACGGCAGGAAATTTCTCACTGGTGCAAAAGACTAGTCGAGAGACGACGGCGCAGGCGTTGCGCGTTGTCGAGATCGAGCTGTCCAACGCCATCACCAAACTCGGCCTGACACTGGATCGAGTAGTGATCATCAAACGCCTGCTGGAAAGTAACCATGGCACCGCCGGAACAGTCTATGCCGACTATCTCAACCAGCACTACGGCAACGTCGATCAAGCGGTCGTGCTGTGCACACAAGAGTTTCAAAAGGAGCTTAATGCTGTCGAGAGCGAGCGCTTCTGGCTGGCCACCATCGTCGCGATCTATCTTGGCGCGACCATAGCCAAGCACCTCAACCTGCTCGACTTTGACATCATGTCAATGAAGAAGTTCCTGTTCGATCAATTCCGTCACCAACGCATGACGTTGAGCGAAGCAGCTGTTGATGCCGACGATCCACAAGTTGCCCTGAACCGCATCAGCACTTTCGTCAACGAGCGGATCAGCAACATGATCGTGACGAACGGCATCGCAAGGCAGGGTACGAACCCGCACACCAAGGAACAGATCAAAAATCAGCTGTATGATTTGAAACCGCCCTATGTTGGGCGCATCGCCACCAGCGAAAAAATAATGCTGCTAAGCGAGCCGCAGATAGAAAGTGCGTGCCGCAAGAGTGACCAAGACTTCCATCACATGAGGCGCGTGCTGCTCAAAGCAGGCTTCTGCACGCGACCGAAAAATCAACGCTCACTTGGTGCCGGCACTGAACTGAAAAATCCGCCCGCCCGTGAGTATGTCTGGGAGTTCGACCTGTCGAAGCCGGAGAACGCAAGGTTCCTCAACGTCGAGTAAAACAGGAGAGACCCATGAGTGCACACTATCGTGTCGAACGAACCGTCCGTCAGTCGAACGGTGGCTACACCACCGACTACGCCATCTATCGGTCGGGCGACGGTGAACTGGTGCACGGTGACGATCCGGTGCTGATGCACCGGATCGTCGAGCTCTTAAACCTAGAGGCTACGGCTTCAACACCGACATCGGATTAGCGCCACCGCCGTAGTAGCTCACGTGGGCCTCGTTGACGATCACGCCCGGCCCAACAGCCGCGAAGTAGAGCAGCGGCTTGCCGACGTCGACCCACTCGCTGCCCGTCCACTTGCGGCAGCGAGTCTGGCCGTCCGACGACGCCTCGCCGCCACCCGAGATGACCGAGCCGTAGCCGTTCGACGGCACGTCGAACACGCACTGGTTCTGGCCGCCCGTGTTCTCGCCATTGCAGGCCGCCGCATAGCGGATGCCGTCGGGCGCGACGCAGCCACCACCGCCATTGAGGATGAAGCTGCCGCCGATCAGGTTGACCGAGTAGACGGTGCGCAGTCCTGCGCCGAAATTGCGGCTCGAGTTGAGGTGCCAGATCAGGATGTTGGAGACAATGGGGTTCTTGGCACCAGAGATGTTGGGTAGGTGGCGCATCAGGAAGCCGTCGCCCGTGCACTTCTCGATGTAAGCACCGCGCACCTCGCCCTCGAACACGCCGCCTTCGAGGATCAGGCCGTTGACTGCACCCAAGGCGAACAAGTTCTCGATGTGGAAGCGGTAGATCGAGCCGTTGTCGCCGAGCGGGGCCGAGACGCGCAGGCACGAGGCCGCGCCGCCGCCGCCCATGTTGCCGCTGTCGCCGCCCTCGATCAGCAGGTTTTTAACCGTGAGGCCGACATTGCCTGAACCAGCAACCCCGTTGAACAGCAGCACGTCGCCGCCGTGACCCTTGTAAATGAACTTGGCGTAGTTGCCGTTGACGCCCCACGGGTAGCCAGCGTTGCCGCCGCAGTCGATCTGGATCGGCGCGCTGATCTCGACCTGCGTCGTCGGGTCAAGCATGCCAACATAGTTTTCGTTTTTATAGGTGTTGAGCGCGTCGCGCAGCTGTTGCTCGTTGGTGGGCTTGTCCATGCCGGCTCCTGAAGGTGGGGTTGGAGGATCGGGTGGCGTCGGGTCGGGCGGCGGATCGCCGCCGGGACGCACGATCTGGCTGGGCGAGACGCGCGGCCAGTAGGTAGTGTTATCGGTGGTGTTGTAGAGCTCCATGATGTTGCCGGGCGGCACATCCATGTTCTCCCACTTTTCGCCGTTTGGTCCGGTGGCAACTTCGCCCGTCGCCTGATCGATCATCCGATATGGGGGGGTCATCGGCTCTCCTAGTAGGTTTTATCAGCACGGTTCTCGCTGATCGGGCGCAGCCGCCAGTTGCTGGGCTCGTTCGATCCGCCGCCCTTGAGCGCGACGACGTGATCAACATCCTTTCCTTTTAACGCTTCCTTGCCGTAGCGCGCAACCATGTGCCGTCGCGCCTTCAACCGTTCGGCATGTTCTTTCATAATTTCCGGCCGCTTCTGATAGGCGCGGTCGTAGGCCGAGTAGACACGCCCCGAGGGTGCCGTCATTTCTTCTTGTCTTTCGCCCTAGGCAGCTTGCCTTGCTTCTGCAGCTGGCTAGTGGCAATCGCATAGGTGCTGGACTTGCTGAGTTTGGGATTGCCCTCGGCGATTTTCTTGCGCAGGTCTTCAAGCACTCGGGGCATGAGGTATTCTCCTCCTTTAGCTTTGTCCGTGTGTTTTGGGCATGGCTACCCTCTGATCGGCGGACCGAACACCTGCCAACCCAGACAGAAGAACAGGACGAAGATCAGGAATATGCCGCCGAGCGGGCCGAACGTACCGATCATGCCAAAGTGCCAGACGACGCCGAACACCAACCAGATCAGCATCAGCACCCAGAAGATCAGACCGCGTGTCATGGCAACCTCCGGAGTTAGCGAGGCATCTTTGCCTGCTTGCCTTTGGGGAACGACCCGCCGACCTTGCCACCTTTGTTGAAAGCCGGTGCCCCGGCCATCGTAGGATCCATCGGCGGCGGTCCAGCTGGCGGGGCCATCGGCGGCGGTGCGCGACGCGGCGGCGCAGGCGGTGGACGGCCCATGCTGCCACGTGCCGGCGGTGCAGCGGCAGCACCCTTGCCGCGCAGGAAGGGAGGGGGAGCGCCTTTGGCCATGTTAGCCTCCGTGTTTGTATTTGAAAGTGACGTGGGTTGAAGAACCGTAACCCTTCTGACCGGGCTTCGGTTCGTAGTCCGGTTCAGCCGAAGGAGGCAGATTAAGTTCCTCCTCGACATTCTCCATGCCGCCCAGCTTCTGGCCGACCAGTTTTAGATCTTCGTCGAGCCGGTCGGGCACCGGCACCTCGCCGCCGCGATAGGTCGCCATCAGGTGGCTCCTTCCTTTTTGTAGTCCTTGAGCGGCGGCGTCGAGCCGGGGCCGACAATGTTCATCGCACCGCCGCCCACGGCGACTTGGCCGGAGAACATGCTCGGCAGGGGCTTGCTCGACACCAGCTTGCTGGTCGTCTTCGTCGTTGACTTCATGTCAAGCCCTCCTATGGCAAGTTGAGTTTATGATCCTCGGGATGATGTTTGTCGAAGTGCGCCACGAGATCGCGCGGATCGACCTCGGCAAAGAATGACGGGTGCGGGGTGTAGATCTGATACTTACTGTCGTCGTGCCACGCACCGTGTTCGGGGTCGTCCATCTGCTGCTGGATTTTCGTGCGGCGCGGCTCGAAATCCTGATCACTCTGTGGGCCGACCGGACGCGGGGCGAAGTCGCGACCCTGATACTCCGGCACCTTGAGACGCCCGGCACCGATGTCGTCCATCGTCTTGCTGTTGCGCGCCCGTTCCTCGTCAGTCGGTTCAACCCGGTCGTCCTCGCCCTCACCCTGCACCCGACCACCCTGTGCGTAGCCTTCGGTGATCTCGGTCTCGCCTGCCTGCAGCGGACCGGAGCGCACGCGCTCCCAGTCGTTGGTGTCTTTCTCCATGTAGCCGTGCAGATCGCCATAGCGTTTGCTGAGTTCGTCGTACGATCCATAAGAGGGAAAGTTGTCGAGACCCTGTGTTCGAGCCCGGTCAACCGACTCAGGTCTGGAAAGCAGACGGCCCTCAGCGACACCCGGCAACGCATAGTGCCTGCCGTTCTCTTCGTGCGGTGTCATGTAATACGACGACCGGCCACCATCAGGGTGACTATAGCCATCGTCGGACCACAGATTGTGCAGGTGCAACTTGTAAGCGTTCTGCTCCTGCGGTGACAGGAACAGCTTACGCTTTGCCTCGTCGAAGTTTCCGACCGCACCACCTTGCTGAAAGGTCTGCAGCGGCTGTTCGTCGCCATGGAACATATCCATGCTCTGCCCGGGCAGTTGGTGAGGGGGAGCGATGGGAACAGGATCAGTCATCGTGCTCTCCCATAGGTCGGTTCATCCTGCAGGAACGCGCGCGTGCGTGCATTGAGCGGCAGACCCATCTCGCCGGACGGTGCCTTCTCGGCCTTGCGACGCGTTTCAATCGCCTTCACCTGATCGTCGCGCGTAATGCGCTGTGATCCCTTGGTGTAGACCCGATTAAAGTCGTCGATCTCCTTCTGCACCGAGCGCCGGTCAGCCGGCGGTGACGTCACCCACTCTTGGATCAGGCGATTGCGCTCGGCGGTGTAGCGGTCGGCCGCGCCTTTGACCCGCGCCTTCGCCTCGCCAGCCAGTGTCACGTCGGTCGGCCGGAAACCCAGCGCCCGGATGGCACTCTGGCTATCGGTCAACGGCGCGCGCAGCGGGCGACCCGACGTCGACGTCGTGACGTCAGCCTCGGTAGCCGCGAGCAGATCGGCCAGCGCGCGCACCGGGATGGTGTAGCGCAGCCCCTGCATCAGAAGTTTGTAACTCTCGGCGTCAGCACCATCCAATTTGGCCTTGGCCGACTGACTGAGCAGCTGGACGCCCTTCAACATGTCGCGCGCCATGGTGCCGCCCGAGCCGAGCATCACCCCCACGGCCGCGCCCATCACGTCGGCCGGTTTACGCGACGACGGCGAGCCATAGATGATTGAGCCGGACAGGCCCATGCGGCTGGCAACATCGACCGGCGTCAGACGCGATAGACCATCAGTGATGACCTGCCCCATCGGGCCGAACTGGCTCAACATCTTGCCCCGGAACCAGTTCTCAGCGTCGTCGCCCGTGACGCTGGTCGCACCGCTGAGGTAAAGCGTGTTCATCGGGATCTTGAGAATGTCGGTCGGCAGGCCGAGCACGCCAGCGGCACCAATCTGCACCACCGTCATGGCGACCAGACGCTTCGCCTTCTGCATGTTCTCTTCGGTCCTGCCCTCCTTGGTCAGCAGTTTCAGCGAGGCAGCGGCACCCTCGATGTAGCTCGCCAGCACGCGCTGCGGGTACTTCTTGTACTGCCCGGCCAACCTGCCAATCGGCCCCTTGGTCAGCAGCGAGGGTGAGTTCCAATCGCGATAGTCGCCATTGGTGCGGTACATCACGTCGGTCGCGTAATCGACCGCCTTCTGATGGGCATCCTCAGCGTTGCCCAGCCGCTGCCGTTCCAGCCGGTAAGCGGTCACGCCCGTGACGAACCGGTTAAGGTTTTCGACGGCGGTGTTGGCCCCTTGGAAGACGTTGCTTGCCCAGTTCTGGGCTTTGTCGAAAGTACCCGACGGCACCGCCGGGCCCTTGATCATGCGCTGGTACTCGATGCTGGCCGACGACTCGAACAGCCCGGCCTTCTGCACCTGATTGATGAAATCTTCTAGACCGGCACGATCAGCCTGCTGAGCCACCGACTTCTCGAAAACTTTCTTGTAGTCGGTGAAGACGGTTGGGTTGCCGTTGGCGTCGAACTCCTCAGTGCGACCCCGGAACGCCCGGTAGGCATCGCGCCCGGCAGCCGCCGCCATCTTGAGCGGACCGATCATGCGGTAGGATTTCGCCATCTCGGCCGCCACCCGGCCGGGGCCGTGGCGATCCATCATGATCGGCGCGCCCAGCGCCACCGGCTCGGTCGAGTTGATGACGTAATAGGAGAAGCCAGCCAGCCGGCTGAACATCGACATCTTCAAGACGCCGTCGACCACCTTGTCGAACGGCGTGTTGACGTTGCTCTCGGCCGGCGTGTCGGACCGCCGGTAGAGCTCGTCGCGGGTCCGCTGGTGCAGCGTGCTGACCGGGTCTTTTTCGTAGCGGCTGTCGGCCATGAACTTATCGAGCGACGCCTTCGCCTCGGCCATCTCGACATAGTGCCGGGTGTTGGCGAGATAACCCGCCGTCTGCCCGGAGTAGTCCATGAAGTTGTGCATCAAGTTTTCAGGGTCGACACCGGCCACGTAGTCGCGCGGCTTGAACGACTGACGCACGCCGCGCCGCAGACTGAGCTTGGCCGCCTGCAAGGTGAGCGCGCTCTTGAGCGCCGCCTGCTGGTCGGTGCTGAGCCCCCGGTAGGTGTCGGTGGTCTCGACGCGGTCGATCAGCTTCTGCATCTGCGAGCTGGCGTACTTCTCGTTCTCCTTGCCGCTGCCGCGATGAACCTGTTCGGCGTTGCTGACCTCGATGTCGGCACCGTGCTTGGCGCGCCACGCCGCTGCACTGGCATCGGCCTCGCCACGGCTGTCGTGAAATTCCAGCAGCTTAGGCTGCATCTTGACCCAGAATTTTTTCTCGTAGCGGTTGGGCCCTTCCTCGACGATGCCGGGCTCGACCTCCTTGGCCCTGAGCAACCGGTTGTTGAGATCGGGGGTCTTGTCCTGCAGCTGGCGCAGTTCCTCCTCGGTGTACTCGCGCGCCCGCTTGCCGGTCGCCTTATCGATGAACCACTCGCCGCCATCGAGCTGGCTGATGCCGAACTTATCCTGCATGCGCTGCTCAAACGCCTCGGCCGCCTCGCGGGTGTCGAACATGCGTACGCCTTCGTCGACGTCGCGACCGTGCGTGTCGCGCTCCGCCAGCGGACGCTCGCCATTGTCGCCGCCCTCACCCAGCTTGAACCGGCCAAATGTCGCCCAGTTGCCGCGCCGGGTGAGCGGGATGTAGGGACCGGCCAGCCGATTGAGCTCAGGCGTGCGGCGGATCCGGGCCACGACATCGCGGAAGTTGCTGCGACCGGCCTCACTCTTGATCGCTTCCAGTCGCTGCTTCTCCCCGACGTCCATCTTCTCGTTCAAGATGTGCTTCTGGATGACCTCGATGGCGGCAGCCTTCAGTCGGGGCGTGTCGGCAGACGCCGGTAGGATGCCGAGATGCTCGGTCAGCGCCTTGGTCACCTCGTGCCGAATTTCGGTCTCACGGTCGGCAAAGAACTTATGCAGCGCAGCGCGGTTCTCGACGAAGCCCGGCACCTGCGTCAGCTCGTTGTAGCGCTCGCGCATGCCCTCATGCATGCGATGGACCTGCGCGTCGCGCAGCGCCCACGGCTTGGGCCCTGCCTCGTTGAACGGCTCGAACAGGCTGATGTGCTTGTTCTTCGGATCGTTCAACGCCACATCGGCGTGCGCGCCATGCATCGTCTCGTCGGTCAAGAACTTTTCGACCTTGATCCGCATGTCCTTGTTCAGGCCGTTCAGCCACTTCGCAGTGCGCAGCAGCTTGGGCTGATCCTGTTCCTTAATGATGCGGCCGCGCTCGGTCGCCTTGCGCGCCATGACCTGCGCCACCTTGAGCGCATGGCCCTGAAAATCCTTCACGCCACGCCGGGCAAGATCCATCGTCGAGTGCAGCGACATGCCGATGTCGAACTTGGGCGACTGCGCGACGGCCGACCACGCGTCCTTGCCGACCCGTGACGCCGTCGCAGCAACCTTGTCGGTCAGCGGGCTATAACGCCGGCCCTCCGCCGTGCCACCGGGCTGCCGCCCTTCCATGGCCAGCCGGTCAAGTGTCTTGGCGACCAGCTTGTCGGTGCGGCCCAGCACCGAGGAGGTATCGCGGAACAGCACGTCGAGCGCGGTGTCGCCATCCTTCTCGCCGACCACCCTGCGCCATGCGTCACGAATGCTGCGGTAGAGCGCGTTGATGACGTTCTTGGCCCCCTGAATGACACCCCGGCTGGGAGCCGACGCACGGCCCAGCATGGCGCGGAACTCAGGGTTGGACTGGCTCTCCGACAGAAACTCGTGCGGGTCGCGCAGGCCATAGAGCAGGCGCTGGTTGGTGACGCCCGCCTGCTTGGCATGCGCCTCGGCGCGCTGCCGCAGGTCCTCGACCTCACTGCGGAAGGCGGCGTCGCTGTCCAGCAGGTGCTCGGTCGCGGCGTGGACATGCTCGTGCACCACGTTCTTGACGTAGTCGCCGCTGCTCACGTTGTTGCTGAGGACGATACGGTCCTTGTCGGGCTGGTAGAATGCCTGACCCTCGCCGCGCTCACCGGCCACCACCTCGACCGGCGCATGCAGGACACGCACGCCCGCATTGACCGTTGACAATTTGTCAATGAACTCGGGCGTGATGAAGGAAGAAACGTCACCCGCCTCGCCGCGCTTGATGATGTCCTTGGCCCGGTCGAGCGAGGCAGCCGCCGGTTCGTGGTCGCTGATCAGCGGATGCTGCGGATCGTCGGTCGCCAGCGCCTCGCGTGCGCCCTGTACCTCGGCGCGGTACTCGCCAGCCGTCTCGGGCGGCGGGCCGTCAGTCGGGCGGTTACGCCGGTTGGCCAGCAGACGCTGCTTGGCTTCCTCGAGTTCGGCACCGGAGAGCTTGCGTCCTTCACCGGGCGGCAACTCCTCGGTCTTGGGTATCTTTTCAAACGCGCCCTTGGCCCGCGTGCCGACCACCCGAGCGCCGCTGACCTGCGTCGAGGGCCGCTGCGCGGCGATCATGTCCTGCCATTCGCGCTTGTTGCGGTTTTCGCGCGCTCGTCGGTCACCCTCGGTTTCGAAAGTGGGCTCGGCCGCCAGCATCTGTTCCTCGGCCGACGGCGCTGTCTCGGGAATTTCCGCCCGCGTTTCCTCGTCACCACCCTCGGCGGGCCGCACACCCTTCATACGCTCGGTGACTTCTTCCGACTTGGCCCGACGCTCCTCATTGATCGCCTTGGCCATGCCGCCTTCATAGAGCCGCCAGTCGCTGCCCAGCTTGCCGAGTTCGGGAATGAGCTGGCCGATGACACGCTGCACGTCAGGCGCTCGCATGTGGTCGAAGGCATCGACCGTCGGTGCCGCCGCCTGCGCCAGCCTGATCTGCTCGTCAGCATTCATGATGTCGGCCAGCATGTTGAAGTGCGTCGCCTTCTCCTCGGCGTGGCCGGCATTGTACTTCTTGAAGATGCGACCATCGGCGGTGCGGGCATCACGCCCGTTGGGGATCCACGTCTTGATCGACTGACCGGTGATGCCGCGCTGCTGGCGCTGTTCAGCGGTAATTCTCTTGGCCGTCGCGATGATCTCTTCAAGGACCGGCTTCAGTTCGTAGCCTGCCGTGATCTGGTCGAACACCTTGTTCTGCCAATCGATCAGCGCGCTCTCATGCTCCTCACGCAGAGCCTTAAAACTCTCACGTGTGCCACGCGGCTTTTCCTCAGCCTCGAGCCGCAGACCGAAGCGGGCAGGGTCGACCTTGAGCGCCGCCGCCTGCTCCTTGCCAAGCGTTTTAGGCACATGTTCGCCGGCAATCTCCATGATCCGTTTAACAACAGCTTGGTCCAAGGCAGCGCCGGTCAGCGCCGAGCCACGCTTGGGCCGGCTGACCAGCTCACGCGGTGCCACCGGCTTGCCGGCACGAATGGCTTGCGACTTCCGGCCGCCCGTGACGCCTTGCGCTTCGAGCGCTGCGAGCTCGGCAGGCTTGATCGGCGGCAGGCCGATCTGCAAGCGGTCCATCATACTGCGCAGGTTTTCCAGTTCCGCGCCGAAATGTTTTTTCAGTACGCTGTTGATGCTGTGCTCGATGATGATCTCGCGCATCTGAGTGTGCTTGCTGCGCGTCGTCTGCGTGGCGGCTGCCCCTTCCTTCTTGCCCAGCGCCTGATCAACCAGCGTGTTGAGGTCTTCCTCTTTGGGTATCTCACCGAGATGTTCACGCCGCTCGGTTCCTTTCTCGCGTTCCTCAGCCAGCTTGGCAGCCGCCAGCTCGCGCGCCTCGGTCGGCGTCAGCTCACGCTGAGCATGCCCCGCTTCACGGCGCAGCTCCTCGCCGTGCGGCGTGCCGGCTGCCGTCTTGACGCGATGCGCCTCCTGCTCCCGTTCGAACTGAGCCGACGTCAGCGGCCGCTCCTTGCCCCTACCGGGCGTCGCTGCACCCTGCGGATAGACCGTGCCGACGTCATGCCGCTGCCCGGCCGCCGTCGCCTCGGACCGCATGCGCCTAACCTCAGCGGTGCCCGTCGGCAGCTGCGCCGGCAGGCGGGGGTACTGGCGGCCTGCCAAGGACGCGACAGCCTCGGCGTAGGGCTGGTGCTCGATGATCGACGGTGCGGTCTGGGTGTGCGCCTGCGCCAGTTTTTCGGATACCCAGCTGGGCGTCGGCAACGGGCGGTACTCGGTGTGTGGCTGCGGGCGGAACCCCGTGGGCTCGGGCGGCTGTTCGCGGCGCACAAGCTGGCCTGACACCGTGTCAATCTCAGGTTCTGTCGGCCGCATGATCGCGCGCTGCGGGACGCGTTTCTCGTTGATGTCGGCCATCTTCTGCAGGGTCGAGCGCACGACTTCGGAATTGGCAAACTCGTCCGGCGACAGATGACGCAGCAATTCCAGCCGGTGGGCATGATCGTTGAACTGATGTTCGAGCGAGCGCGCGATGCCCGGCGGCTTGGGCAGTGCCCGTTCGAAAATCGCCGGCTGGCCGTTCTCATGGCGAGCCGCGTCGAGCCGGCGTGCCTCAGCCAGCATCGGACGGATGGTGGCGCGGTACTGCAGCTGCGGCATGTCCGGCGTGATCCGCCGATGCAGCTCGTCGAGCCGGTTGGCAAAACTCACTTCCTCGGGCGTGAGGACTTCGTTGGTATCGGCTGCCGGTGCCTTGCGCGGCTGACCACGGGTGCGAATGCGCTCGACTTCCCGCGCGACGCCACCCGGTGTCACCGGCCGCTCGCCGATCTGGTTCAGGTACCCCTTGGCCCTGAGCCCGGCCGCGACCCGCCCTGCTTCGACGTTGATCGCCTGCCGGCGCAGCGTCTGCCAGCCCTCGGCAGTTTTCTCCTTGCTCGCCTTCCACGCCTTGAGCGCGACTTCGAGCGCCCGCTCGACGCCGGTCTTGACCTTGCCGGTGCGCTCCATCGTCCGGCCGGTGCGCGCGGCAACCGTCTTAGCGTTGCGTTCGTTCTGGGCTGTCTCGGCCTGCTCGCGTGCCCGCGCCATGTGAGCCTGCGCTTCTTCCGACAGCGTCTCACCCAAGGTGACCGGCGCATGCTCGGCACGCTGCGTGACAGGCGCGATGGCCGTCTCGGCACCGGGCGTGATCGTCGTCTCACGACGCGGCTCAGCACGTGCTTCCTGTCTAACCTCCGGAGTTACACCGGGAGTTACACCTTCACCGCCACCCTGTGGGATTTCACGCGCGGCAACTCGAGCCGCAGTAGGCCCGGCCGCCGGCTCCTCCCGTGCCACAACAGGAGCCGGTCGAGCCGGGGCGGCCACCGCAGCTTCAGCGGGGGCAGGGCGCGGTGCCGCGACAGGAGAACTCGGCACAGCCGGTTCTGGTTCCGCACCGAAGTCGCCGGGGCTGGGCAACCCCGGGCGCTCGATCTCAGCAAAACGTGGGGCCAGCGGCTCGGTCGGCGCGCGTGCCGGTCCGGGCACGCCCGTCCGCGAACGCGTCGACATCGGCGCACCGCCAACAGGAGGAGCACCGCCACCTCCACCACCGGCACCGGGAATTGGGGGAGACGGTCCGGCAGGTGGAGGCGGCGGACCCGGCGAGCTACTTGGGGGAAAGTCGCCGGGCTGCGGGAGACCGGGCCGCTCGATGTTGGGAAACTCGGGCGGCAACGGCGCACTGGGCGCTTGCTGTGGACCGGGTACGCCCGTGTCGCCGCCGAACGGCGACATCGTCGGCTCAGGAGGCGGTGTGTCAGTCTGCAGCGCCTGCGTTGCGACGCTCTTAACATCGGTGTCAAGCGGCGTCGACGTCGGTGCCGGTGGTTCCTCAGACGGTTTCTGGCCGGGTCTGTGCGGTGAAACGAAATGGTGCAGCCCCATCGGCAGACCAAACGCCGTGCCGCTCTCAGTGCTCTCCGCCACCTTGGCGGGGTCAATGCTCTCCTGCTCGCCACGCCGAACCTTACCCAGCTCTTCGCCGTAGGAGCTGACAGCACCTTGCGCCGCACCGATGCCAGCGCCTTCCGTACCGCCGATCAGCATGCTCTTGAGACGTTGCGCCAGCGCCTTCTTGGCCGGACTGCCGATGCCCTGCAAGAAGGCACCGAACGTCGCTCCATTCACGATGAACGTCGCCGCCTCGGTTTTCAAATCGACCGAGTCCTTGAACACCTTGTTGCGGGCAGCCTGCTCGTCGCCATTGAACTCTTGGTACTGCGGTAACTTTCTAAGTTCATCGATTGGCATTTGCTCGGAAGCATCGCGCAACTGGCTGAGCGACGAGCCGACACCCAGCAAACCGAACGTCGCCGCCACGCCAGCCTGCGCCGCTAAACTGGTGCCGCCGGTCAGGACCGCACCCGCCACCATCGGAATGAGCGGCGTTATCTGATGAACGGTCGAAGCAATCGGCTCCCGCCAGAAGCTGCGCTGGTCAGGACCGGGAAATGGCGAGTCAGTGTCGAGCGCCTTGTCACGCGCCGAACGCTGATCGTCGAGCCACTTCTCGGCGCTGCCCAGCGAACGGTCGACGTCAGCTACCGGACCATGTGCCGCGTCACCCAACCACTCCGGTCGAGCCTCCGGCGGCAGCTCGTCGAGACCCATGCGAGCGCCCTGCGTGACCGTGCGCGCTGCGCCGACCAACGGCTTGGCCAGACCAATCGCCGTATCGGCACCGAACTGCCCCCACGACCGCGTGTTGGTGTCTTCCGGTGCCGCCTCGGTCGGATCACGAATGCCTGACAGAAATCCCGGCTTGGTGAACTCGTTCTGCATCAGAAGCCCTTCCCGGGAATGACGCTTCGATAGGTACGAGTGAGCCAATCAGGCTCAGCCGCTTTCTTCTGATCAGTTTGCCACTGCTTGGCCGCCCTCCATCCCATCTGCCGGGCCTGTCGTACCTGCGCCATCGTATCGGGATCAACCCGCAAGTGCGTACCGTCGTTGGTCACGACCAGATAGTTGTCGCGCACGTCGCGGCCGATCACCTGATAGGTCGTCGCACCGGCACCGGTCTTGCCGTTGACGCCGGTCAGCGGCTTGCCTTTGTCGTCGAAACCCAGCGGCGACGCCATGGACAGCACGTGGTTCACCGCAGCGTCAGGAGGCATGCGACCGTTCAACGTGGCAATCGACGTCGCAGCGTTGCGCAGCGGCTCATAGGATACCGTCCCGTCGCGCTTCTTGATCGACATGGTGGTAAGCGGCGACGTCTTGACGGTGAAATCGCTTGCCTGCGCCACCTTGGGATCGCGATCCTTGGCGCGGTCGCCATAGTCACCAGCGACGGTGTCGACGATGGTGCCGATTGTTCCGTAGGTGCGCTCACGCTGATTGACATCTTCATACTTGGCGTCAGCCTGCGCCGCCTCGACCTTGCGTGCAGCGTTCACCTTGTCATTTTGCGCCTTGGTCTCGGTATTGATTTTCGCTTTCAGACCGTCGATCAGCGGTTTGTACTGCTTGATCGCAGGGTCACCCTTGCCCAGCTTGCTATAGAGCTCCAATGCCCGCTGCAACTTAGGGGTATCTGGATGACTATCAGCAGTGACGTTGTCTTTTAGAATGTCATAGTTGCCGTGATGAGACCGCAAGGTCTTGTACTGCTGTTCCTCTTCGAGGTCGGCAGCCTTTTGCTGTTCCATATCGTCGGCTGCTTCAGCAGCAGTCTGTTGTTTCACCTGCTCCGGTGTCGGCGCTGGCGGCGGCGTGCCGGTTTGCACGCCAAGCTGATCGCCCTGTCCCGTCGGCGGCGCGGGCGGCGCGGGCGGCGCTTGAACAGGCGACGGCGCAGCTGCCGGCAGCCTCTGAAAAGGCGACTGCATCAACTCGGGCGGAGGAGCTTGCGCGACTTCGGGCCCGTACTCCGGTGCGTCCGGACTGAAAGCTAGATCAGGCATCACTATTCATCCGGTGGGTTTGTGGTCTCTCGGTCAATCCAACTGTCGTCTTCGCCACCACCCTGCGGTGGACCGGCAACATGAGCCGACGCATTAGTCTGCCCGAACAGCGCCGCCAACTCCGCACCGGCAGCGGACCCGCCGCCGCCGCCACCGGTCCCGGCAGATGCCAGCTTCTTATTACGCAGGCGTGCGCCCTCAATCTGCTGGCGACGCAGGTCGTTGGTGAGCTGCCGTCCTTCGGCATTCCTGTCGGGTTTCTGGGTCGACGCGACGGTGCTCTGCAGCGCCGCCCACATCAGCGTGCCATCTTGCAGACCCATCGCCGCCGCCAGCGCCATCCGGCCATCCATCGGCGTCGTCGCTGTCAGCTTGCCGTTGTTATCGTAGGTCTCAATCGACCGTCCATCGGGGCTCGGACGATGGTGCATTCCGTCCGGGCTAAGATCGGCCGCCTTGGCGATGCTGGCCACCGCACCGGGCAGGTTGTTCGCATGGATTTGGTCCTTAGCGACGTCGCCCCACGACGCGGCCTCGAGATTGGCCGCCTGAATGAGACCCCATGCCATCTGCGACGCCTCGGCTTGGCGACCTTGGCTCAACAAAACTTTGTACTTACCAACCATGCCGACCATGAGGGCTTGACCGGATGTCAACCGCCCACCTTGGTTGTGCGCGTCGACCCACTGGTTGAACACCGGGCGTGACACCGCTCCTTGACCCGGCGGCGGCTGTTGAGCTCCGCCACCCGGTGCTGCCTGCAGCCCAGCATTCAGCACGGCGTGCATGTCCTGCTGGGTGGGCATGACCGTCGCCCCGCTCTGGTCGACGCGGTGCGCGTTGCGCGGATCGTTGAGATCGGCCGTTGGGTCGAACGCCGTCACCCGCGACTGATCGGCTAGGCTCCCCTTCGGAGCAGTGCTTGGCGCGTTGGCAGCACCTGCCGTCGGCGGCGGTGCCGGTGTGCTTGCCGTCCCGGTGGGGCCAGTCGGTCTCGCGGGGGCCGGCGCGGGCGCGGGCGCGGGTGCAGGAGACGACGGGGGCGTCGTGCTCAATGCTTGCGTCGGTACGCCCAGCGAAGGCTGCGACCGCTGCTGCGTCCATGGAGGAGTTGGCGGCGCTGGCGCAGCTGGCTGCGGAGCGGCGGCGGCAACCTGCTGACCCGCTGCTGTACCCGCCCCGGCACCGACCGGCGCAGGGGGCGGCTCTACTCGCGGCGAGGTCGGCGGAAAAAACGCCCTGCGCGCCGCCATTGCTGCTTCGCCCGGAGTGGTGGTGCCGATAGGAGCGTAAGGTTGCGCGCCCTCGAACCCCGGTGCTGAAGGAACCGTATCCGAGGGTGGAGGCTCACGATCATCCCGGGGCGGCCAATCCGCTGCGAAGGCACGATCCTCCCCCGGCATCGGTCGAACGGCTTGGCCGCGTCGAACGGTAGCCATCGCCGCGTCGCGCGCGGCATTCGCTCGGTCGACTGACTCCTGACCCCAGATCGCACGCTCGCGTTCCTCGGGCGTGCTGGGCTCTGCCGGAGGAGTAGGCAGGGGCGTAGGCGTAGGCCGCTCGGGCGTACTAGGCGGCGGCTCATCAGGGGGGCTGCTGGCACCGAACCGCGCACCACCAAACTTATTGCCGCCAAATTTATTGCCGCCGAATTGCGCACCACCGTGGGTCTCGCCACCGTAGGTCTGGCCACCGTATTGACCTCGCGCGCGGTCTTCAGTCAGCAGTTGAGCAACGAGCCGGTCAACATCGCTTTCGTCATCGACCGCACCGCCATCCTTGAACGCATGGATCATGCCACCCTGTTGGTCGGTCGGCATGTTCGCTTGGCCAATCGGCTGGGTCGGATCCCACGTCGACGTATTGAGCGCGGTCTGTGTCGACCCGGGCATCGCCGTCGAAGCAACCGTCGGTACCGGGGTGCCCGGCGGACCGCCCGCAGCACGCCGCCGGTTCTGTTCGTCGATCTCGTCCTTCGCGCCTTGAGTGACGGCGTCGTCGTCCTTCTGTTTTTTCTTGAGCTGTCCTAGACGGTATTTGTAGTAGTCGTCCTGCGGCGTTGGCGTCAGCGCCTTGTAGGCAGCGATGCCCTCAAAGATCTCATTCTTGAGTGTCATGCTATGCCCCCGCGCGTGCGCCTTCGGACTGGAACGCAGGCGGTGACAGCGCCATCGCCTGCGGCATCGGAGCCTGCTCGGGCTCGGCCTTGGGACCAGATGCCTCTGTACGCGCCTTGTTGATCAAATTCTGCAGGAACTTTTCACCCAGCCAAGAGGTGACGTCCTTGGGCACGACGAACTCACCCTCGTTCAGCAGAGCGTGCACGTCGTCGGTCTGAGCACCGCCGCTAGGCGACATCTCGGGCGACACCATGTTGGACGCGTCATCCATCGGCGGTTCACCCTCCGCCGTTTCTTCATCGACGGCACCACCCTCCGCGAATGTCATACCGCTGCCGCCGCCGAGGCTGTTGCCGACCATGCTGCCCAGCGAGGAACCAATCATACCGCCGACCGGGCCACCGACGACCGAGCCGAGGATGCCGGCACCGGCACCGACCAACGCGCCGATACCGCTGGAGCTCGACGCATTGATCTTCTGTTGCGCCTCGCTTTGCGCGGCCGTGTCACGGTTCTGGGTCAGACCAGCATTAGTCGCGGTCGACGCCCATGCTGGCCAGTTGGCGAACATGTTGTTGCCCTGCTGGTTCCACTGCAGCGGCGTGCCCATGGTCGATGACCCCGACGCCGTCGTGGCAAGCCCGGTGTTCGCGGCGGCGTTACCCGCGCCGACACCCAGACCCGCCTCATTGACCGCCTGTCCGGGCAGCACCGCGCCGGTCGCGATGGCGTTGGCGAGGTACTGCTGACCCAACATCTCGGTCTGGCGATCCGACGTCGTCCCGGCCCCTGCCGCCTGCTTGGCGCGCGCCGCCGCGACGCCGGCATCAAGCCCGGCAAAGGCACCGGACGCCGGGTTGACGCCGTAGCTCCCAAGCTGCCGTTTAGCCGCGTTGGCGTTGGCATCGAAGGCGATGTTGGACGTCGCCATCGACGCGCCACGGTTCGCCGCCATGCGTTCCGGCGTGGTGTAATTCAGCGCGTAGTCCATCTGCTGCTTCATCGCCGGCACGTAGGTGCCGGTGTAGAGCGCACGATCCTCGGTCGCCGCCCGGTTCATCTCGTCTTGGGTGGCGAGATCACCAGCCTGAACTTTATCCGCCGTCGCCTTGTTGCCGGCGTAGGCCGCCTTGGCCCAGTTCATCTGGTCCTGTTGCTGCTGCCAATCTTTGTAGGCTTGGTTCGTCGTCTCAGCGATGGGCATCGAGAGATCGAGCGGGTTGCCGACGGTGTTGGGATTAACGGCCATCGTCGTCTCCTACGAGTTCAGTCGGATGACGGCAGAGATCGCTGCCCCGATCTTGATGCTGGCCGCCGTCTTGGCCGCGCGCGGCCCCACCGGCACGTTGCCATGGGCAATGTCGACGACTTGCTTGAGCGCCATCACCGATTGATAGAGACCTTCAGGCGTAGCGTCGGGCGTCGGGATCGTTGGGACGGCCATCAAAGACCTCGCAATTCATGCGGCGACGTGGCGATCTGCATGTTGAATATCATCAGCTGGCCGCTCAGCTCGAACTGGAAGAAGTCCGCCTTGTAGCCGGACGGCAGACGGAACTGCTCACCCGACTTGCGGATCGGTCGCGTGAATTTCAAATTGCCGTCGGCGTACATCTTGAACAGATGCTCGATGCCCGGAGCCGGTGCCAGACCATTCGGCACGTCGTAGAAAATCTTGGCCGCCGCATAGTTGTCCTTGTACGGCATCTGCACGATTTTCGAGCGCCAGACGTAGCTCTGCTTGGGATCGTACTGGCGACGGTCGACGTGGAACACCTGCCCGTTGCGCAGCACGAACGTCTCGCCGGTCCACAGATCGGTCATGACATTGTAGGTCGGCTGATCGCAGGTGATCGTCATGTAGCCGAGGCGCTGATCCTGCGAGATGTGCGCACCGATCATTGTGCCGAAGTAATTTTCCTGTTGAAACGCGTCCATCTGGAACGTGTCGGTCTGGAACACACCGTCAATGGCGCTCGAATAGCAGTAGTAGCCGTCCATGAAGTAGGACGCCTGCAAGGTGCGCAAGTTGAACAGGCGCAGCCACTCGTCCTTGCGGATCATATCGTGAGTGACGTTGGTGCCACCGCTCGGACCGATCAGGATCAAACCGTTATTCGAAGCATAGAGCACGCCGCCCGGCGTCTGCACGATGGATCCCGGCGACGTGCAGGGCTCGAGTGGCTGGACCTTCTTGAGCGCCATCTGCGAAGGATCGACACCGGTTGCGACGTAGGGTTGACCGGATGTCAAGACCATGCAGTTCTGGTCGATGGTACCCAACCCCATGATCGGGCTCTCGACACCCAGCATGTACTTGACCGGCCACGCATGCGGCCGATAGGGCTCACAGAACCACAGCTCGTTGGCGCGCCACCCGGCAACCATGCCGTTGGGCATCGACACCATGCCCGCAAGGTCGGTCGGTGGCGGCGACCAATCTTCACTCTGTAGCTGCTCGCTGTTCGCCACGATGTCGCTTGACACGATGTCATCGTAGGTGAGCGTGGCGATGGGCAGCTCGACGACAAAGAAGAACCCGACGCTGCCATCCGTGCCGGTCTCGGTGCGATAGATGCGTGTCGTCGTCAGCGTCCGGTTCGCTTTGTCGGCCGGCGTTGGTGCCGTCATCGTGACGTGCCACGTGCCGCTGGCGTTGCCGGTCGCCAAGGTCGGATCGCTGGGCTGACCCTCCTCACCGATGTCGGAGACCCATGTGTAGGTGTAAGCCCGCGTCACGGTCGGGATCGCACCACCTGTCACCGTCAGACCGGGAGCATGCTCCGGCCGAGGAATGCCCAGCACAAGATTAGGCTGACTGGCCGCTACTCGATTGTAGGTCGTATAGCCCGGCAGGCTTTTACCATCGGCCCAGTAGTAGGTACCGCCATCCGCCTGATCGGTGACTGGCGAGCGCACGACGAAAGTGTCGGCGTAAAGAAACTCTAGCCAGTAGCTGTCGAGGATGTTCTCGATGCCCGGGTTGTCGATAGGGATCCGGAACGCATAGCGCATCGTCGGATCGACCAAAGTGTGGATCGGAATGTCAGCCGCGAGCGGCTCAAGCCGGCCTGCCTGCAGGAACGCGTTCTCAGTGTAGACCGCGTTCATATCAGGCAGCAGACGCTCGTCGAGCGCCGGGATTTCTCCACCGAACTTATCGAACTTGAGCACGCTCACGGCTAACTCCCGAGGTTAACGACGCGGTTGGGCAGTCGGCGGCAGCGGCTGACCGGCAACCGGCGGCTGGCCAGTCGGCGGAAGCGGCTGACCGGGATGAACCGGCGGACCACCCGGTGCGATTGGATGGCTTGGACGCTCAGGGAAGCCCGGCTGAACCGGCAGTCCCTGTCCGGGTGCACCGGGCGAACCCGGCGGCAGGCCCTGATCGGGGTAAACCGGCTGACCCGGCAGACCCTGATCAGGCTGACCCGGCTGCGGCGGCTGCGGCGACGGACGCGGCGGTGCCGAGCTGTTGGGCAGCGACGCGTAGTACCACGTGCCGTACTGATCACGGACCATGATCAGCGTCGAGCCGGGAGCCACCTGCGGGGGTGAGTAACCCGGCAGCTGACCGGGCTTGAGCCCTTCCGGCATGCCGTAGCCCGGATCGACCGGACGTCCACCACCATGCGACGGCAAGTGACCGGGACGTCCGCCCGGTCCAGACGGCAGCTGACCGGGTGCGCCGGGTACACCGGGCAGGCCCTGATCAGGATAGGCAGGATTGAAGCCTTGGTCGGGATGACCCGGCATGCCGGGCGGCAGGCCCTGATCGGGATGCCCGTCTTCGATGAACATGATGTAGGCGAGTTTTCCAGCCATTACGTTCTCCTTGGGTTGGTATCGTGGAAACTATAGACTTGACGCTGCATCAGAGGAAGTTTTGGCGGCATGCGCCGCTTCTGCCTCCGCTACAACGCGCATTTTCTCCTCAGCTTGTTGCCGTTGCGTTTCAACTTCCTTTGCTGCGGTCTCAGCTGCCTCCAACGTGCGCGCCGTATCGGCGCGTTCCTGAGCGGCAGCGTTCGTACGAGCCGCCTCACGGCCCGCCTCCATCTCGCGCATGGTCTGGTCGCTATATTGAGGAACCTGCGCAACCTCCACGGTTGTCTTTCCTTTTGACATTGTGTCACCTCAGGTCTTGATGATCCAATTCAGTATGACGGTCGGCTGAACGATGGAGATCGTCGTACTACCGAACACGCTGACCGTGAAGTCGCCAATGACACGGGTGAAGCCCCCCACCGTCACCTGATCGTTCAGGACGGCGTAGGTACTGCCACCGGCACTGCCGCCGGCTGACGCGTTCCCGGTGGTGATCGCACCGAAAGTTTGCTGGAAACCGATGTTGCCGTAATCAGTATGGAGCGCACCGAGCGAAGTAAAATTGACGCCAGCCGATGGCGCACCAAGATACTGACCGAGTGTGGCACCGCCGGGCAGGTTGCCACGATCCGCACCGCCCATGTTTGACTTGCCGCCAACCACCGTGCCGCGCAGATCAGGAATGACGAACGTCGCCGGGCCCGGCCCGGCACCGTAGGTCGTGCCAATCGCAGCATAAAGCGCTGGGAAGTCGACTTGGTTGACCGACTGGCCATAGCAGAACAGCCAGCCAGCCGGCAGCACCGACCCGGCAAACGGCAGGACACCACCAGCCGGGAACAGCACGTTGAGCGGCAGCTCCTCGATGGGACCAGCTCCGGGCGTCTGCCGACCCAGCACGATGGGCGTCGTGCTGGTCGTCTGAAAATCGTGATCGTCGTCCCACGCCGATGGCCGGACCAAGGTCGAGTCAGGACCGTCGCCCTTAGCCGAGTGGAATTTATGTTTGACGGAAATGGTCATGTCAGGTCCATGGCTTTCTCGTCACCGTCGCCCAGCCCTGCGGGAACATCCAGTTTTGGGCGTCGTAGACGTTGGCATGACTGTCGTTGGCGCGGGCCAGCGAGCAGCCCGAGATGTACGCTCGCTGGTTGGCGCTCGCGAGCATCGGGTTGGAATAGGGTTTCTGCGGCTCAAACTGCAGGCGCGCGAGAATGCCGCGACCGAGTGTGTCGGCATATTTGTCGACGATCCAATCATCGATCACTGGATAGAGCGTGCCGGGGTCGACCGGCTCGGCAGTGCGCTTGGCAATAACAGCGATCCATGTCGCTGCATTGGTCGGTGCCTGATAGAGCTGCAGGACGCCGGGGATGCGCATGCTGATGCCGCGCATTGGCCAATACTTGGTCACCGCATTGGCATCGTAGACGAACATCAGGCGATTGGGCTGGCCGAAACTCACCGTCAAATTGTAAGTCTGCACGTTGGGCTGAATGTCGACCGGCGTGCCTTCCTGCCAGATGTTGGTGCGCTGCGTGAAATCGTCCATCACCCGGAAGATCTCCTGCCGCACGACCGCATCCGGCACGCTCGGCAGGTCCTTGCGGACGTCGGCGAAGACACGATCAAAAGCAGATGCCATGATAACCTCTTGACATAATGTCAGGCCACGGCGACCAGCATCGACGAGAACTTGCCAAGGAAACTCGACGCCCGGGCATCCTGTGTTTCCTCGTCGTCGCGCAGCTGGCACATGCCGACGGCGTAGTAGACCAGCGATGGAATGAACTGCTGCTCGATCACCAGCGGCTGACTGAGATCGGCATCGTTGAACGACGGAATGTGGAAGTTGTTTTCGAGGAAGATGTCGGGCCGGATGCGGTACATCTCGATCAGGCCCATGTTGATGTTAGCGACGATGCTGTCGCTCGAGTAGCGGTACTCGCCGCTGCTCACGTCGGTGTCCATCAGCAAAGTGCGGATCTGATCCAGCAGGTCACCGACCGTGACGAAGGTCTCGGTGCTGCTGTCATAGAAGCCGATCAGCCACGCCGTACCATTCCACTGGTAGACCACCCCTACCGAGTTGGTGAACTTCTGGCCGATGATCGGATCAGCGGGAAAGTCCATTTCAGCCATGATCAGGCCCCTTGGGTGGCGGTGGCGGTGGTGGCGGCGGGTTGCGAGTGAAACCACCAGCAAACGCCAGCGCCGCCGCGAGCGCGCCAGTCAGCAGTTCGGACAGGCGGTTCTTGGGATCGCACATGATCTCGGGGTTCTTGATGATCGTTTCCATGTACCAAAGACACGACATCACGCCCACGCCGACAACGAAGCACTCGAACGCGAGGATCCCTGCGATCAAGTAAAAGCACGCCTTGACCGGGTCGAATGGAGGCTTGTCGCTCATTCAATTTCAATCATACCTCCTAGGGAGAACCCCACACCGTGACACTACCCGAGATCGTCGAACCCGCTAAAAAGAGCAAACGGAAGCCGGTCATCGCTCCCGCTATGGTTCGATGGCCGCCACCAAACATGTTGAGCAGCAGATTAGCCGCAGCGTTAGGATAGGTGGCTTGGAAATTGACGACCTTCTGCTTCGCCGTATCGCGGATGTTGGCGATCCGAAAGTCGCCCGAGATCGACGAACCGGCAAAAGCCGCATTGTTGGCGACACGATTGTTGGTCTGCGTGAAATCAAAGAGGATGCCAGACGAATAAGCGCTGGATGTCGACGAGGTGGCACCACCCGTACTGCCAGCCGTCAAAGAATTGTTGACCTCGAAGTTGCCGTACAAATAGTTGCCATTCGCCGCATCGAGCACGCCTGCGCCATTGTAAAGCTGCACCCCAAAGCTGGAGTCATTCGTACCGGGCGTGCAGCTGAAGAAGACCTGCAGATGATTGATGTCGACCGGCAAGGCAGTGACGTCGATGAACGGCTGGCCGCTGACGGTCTGAGCGCTGATCTGCCGCCAGCCAATCTGGCCCGGCAGTCCGGTCGGTCCTTGAGGTCCGACCATGCCCTGCGTCGGCGTCGCGCCGAAATACAGATTGCTGCACGCATTGCCGACTGAATTACCCCACAGCGACAATTCGAAGTAGTCGGTGCCATTAGCGTCGACAATCGCCGCGACCTTCGTAGTGTTGTAGTAGGCGCTATTCGCTGGCGTCTCGACCGAACGCTCGACCATCGCACCATTCTTACGCAAACGCATTTCCGCCAAGACCGCGCCGCCGCTGTAGCCGACCACTGCCGTCCCAAAAATCAAATAGCGCCCAGCGGGCGGCGTGTACCGACCCGTCGAATTATTGTAGTAGCCACCCGAATTGCCCGTCACGATGGTAGGAGGGACGACGACGGTCTCGACCGTCGCCATCGTGAACGGTGTGTTGTTGGCCGCGAAGAAATCGCCCACCACCGCACCGGGCGCGCCGCCAGTCGGACCCTTGATGCCGGTCAGCGGGAAGGCCGAGAAGAAGCCGTTGACCCAGCCGGTGCCGGTGGTGTTGTTCACCACCCAGTCGAAGTAATCGCTGCCGTTAGCATCGACGTACGCGCCATAGGTGATCGGTATCCAAAAATTAGCGCTGGCAGACCCCGCAATATATGCCTCTGGAACGCGCGCACCATTTTTGCGCAAAGCGACACTGGCCGAACCGTTGCCGCTGCTCGGCGCGAGGAAATACCCAGTAAAGGACAAATAATATTTGCCAGCCGGTGGCGTGTAACGAAAAGTCGTGGTGTTAAACCACAGGCCAGCGTTGCCGTTCAGCACAGTGGCAAACGGCACCTGCACATCGCTGCCAGCAGCCGGGATCAACCAACTCGCCAGCGACACCACCACCTCGCCCGTGCCACCGATAACCGGCGGGCCAGCCTGCGCCAGCCACGCGCTTTGAGCCGTCGAGTATTTATAGACAACACCGTTCGTCGCCGAGAAAACTTGGCCGTCAGTCGGAGAGGCGGGAAAGTCGATCATTGCAGCACCGAGACACTGGCGCGCGAGCCGGCAAGGAAGGCCGTGAGCGACGTGCGAAAACGGAAACCGGTGATCGTGCTGCGCGAACAGCTGTTGTCCATCTCAACCGTGCGGATCACATGACCGGCGCTCTGTATTTCGCTCACTACCGCCGTCGCCATGAAGGTCGTGCGCGGGTTCGCCTGCAAAGAACCATAAACGCGACCTTGAAAAATAAGGGCATTAGCCAACTGCATGGAGGTCTGAGCAGTGGGTGCCTGCGCACCCGTCCCCGCGCCCGCTCCATACATCTGCTGCGAAGTCTGATCAGCCGTCACGTAGGGCGCGCCACTCTGCATGCACAACAGCATGAGCGTATCGTTGGTACTGCCGACAATCGTCGCCTCGAAATCGATCTGGAATTGCTTGGCCCCGACCGGCAGCGTGACGTCGATGAAGTTGCCATTCACCGCCAGAACGGTCTCGCTCACCTGCTGCCACATGACCGGCAAGGTCACGACCGGTGCGGCAAGCGCTGCTGCCGGTGCGGCCGGCACCCACTGCGTAGAATTGCCGTCGTTGTAGTAGATGAACATCGTACCGAGCACGCTGTTCCACCACAGCGCACCAGCCGTCGGTGATCCCGGCGGCGTGTCACCGACCGAGATCGATGTCCCGCCACTGCCGGTTCCCACCTTGGCCCACGTCGTCGCGCCATCGACATTGTACCAAGGCACCGCCCCGGCCATGTCCATGTAGATCGAACCCTTGGCTCCGAACGTCGAGAAGGTCGGCGCGCCGATGCCGCCGAACACACCGAGGTTGCCGCCCGCGCCGTTGCCCAGATAGTAAGCGAAATAGTCAGCGCCACCAGCAACCGGCGCAGTGAGCGACAATGCACGGTGCCAACCCGAGACCTGAGTGTCGCCCGCCCGGTCCACTTGGTAGAGCGGGTTGGTGCCACCCGCACCGCCTAAGACGCGGAAGATGCTGCCTGCACCGCCAGTCGCATCATCAACCTGAACGTCGCAGAAATTCTGCGCCGCCGCGCTGCCCACGGCCTTGACGTGCATCGCCGGATTGCCGGCTGTAGCCGAACGAACATCGAGCGCTGCAGCGGGTGCGTTGGTGCCGATGCCGAGGCGCTTGTTGGTGGCGTCCCATGAGAAGTTCGCGAGGTCGCCCGTGAGCGCGCCACCGACGCCGCCATAAACCACGCTGCCGGCCGTCACAGTCGCAGGCGCTGTCGTCGAATTAACGGTCGGTGTCAGCAGCGAGCCAGTGACGGTGACGTTCGTTCCAGCATTCACAATCGTCGGCACGGTGACCGACGCGCCCACCGGGATCGCCGTGGTTGGCGGTGCATTGAAGGGATCGCCGATGTTGGTCAGGCTGTAGACGGCGTTGTCCGGCGTGTTCATCGCTTCGATGCGCATAAACCCGGCGACATCGACCAGCAGGA